ATTCAGATAATAAGGTTCTGTTTGGTTTCTACAGAGCAACTGGTAAGCCATATTATCCTCTTAATGAAATGTATCATGTCATTCAGAATGAGGAATATCTTGCAGTAGAGCAAGATGCAGATGGAAGGGTTCTTTCTGCGACAAATCCCGATGGTAGTCACTATATCCATAATGCCAAATCTGAGACTATCCCAACAGAGTTTTCTCATATTGAAGACCCAGAAGGAAGAACTGAGATTACAACTGATGCAGAAGATAAGATTCTTGGTTATAGAGATTCAGAAGGTACTCGTCATGAACACAAGATTTCCGCTAAACATCTAGAATTATCTAGTGAAGCAGCCAATGAGGTTAATGATGCTTTCAAGTCTGCTGGTATCAAGATGGAGAATCCATCTGATTTCAGTAAGGATAGCCATATAGAATTGCCTATTCCTAGAATTGCTGCACAAGTAAGAATCTATGCTTCTAAGTTGCCAACAACAAAGCAGGATGATATTGAAGCAGAAATTGAGTACAACGACAAGGATGGAAACTATTTCCGCAAGCCAGTAATATTGAATGCGCAAGGTTCATCATCCATGTATTACTATGTAAAGAACATGGCTATAGACATCAATGATGGTAGTGAAATTAAGTTTGGTGATTTCCCGACGCAAGATAGCTTCCACTTGAAGAAATACTACATTGACATCTTCCGTGGTCAGTGCATTGTAGGATATTGGCTGATGGAGCAAGTGTACAAGTCTCGACCTATTGGTCAGCAATATCCTTATGAGTATTCTTATTCAAATGAAAGCACAACAGACAGCCTAGGTGATGTGAAAAAAGATTTCTTCACTGGAGCAAAGTGCCATCCTGATGGTTTCCCTATCGTAATTACTTGGGTAAATACAACTGATAATACAGAGACGAACATGGGTATTTATACTTGGAATCTCAAAAAGGCAAAGGAAGTATATTTCTGCAACAAAAAGAAAGCAGAAAACATCATCTTAGACGGTGTTATAAATTACAACACTTTGTTTGGAGGAAATATAGATTGGACTGCTTTCGAGATTAGAAATCCAAAGTCTTTAATAGATATTGATGGTAACAAGTATGATGGTGACAATCCAAAAGAATTATCAGATACAGATGCTAATAGTAAAAAGGTAAAAGATTATTTGACAACGTTATCTGGAGTTTATTCTGCATTACAGAGTTCAAAGACAAAGGAAACCTTTGAGAAGTATTTTTTGCTTAAACCATTCATTGATTACCAGCTTTTAAGCCAAATAATATACAACTCTGATGGATTTAATAAAAACTGGATATGGGTTACTTATGATGGCGTACATTGGACGCCTACAGCCTACGACTTGGATTCTATCTTTGGAGCACACTGGCAAGGAACTTGTGTAGACCCGAAATCAGCAACCAAAGATTTATCTACTTGGAATGGTCTTTCGATTGACACTTTGTATAAAACAGAGATAGGGGAAAGGTATAAGGAACTAAGGGATAAAAATATCTTTTCTGTTGACAATATAGTTGGTCTTCTCAATAAATGGCTTTCTATGGTAGGATTTGATAATATAGAAAAGGAGATAACACTATATAAGGAAACTCCATCGTATAGAAGTTCATCTGTTGTTGAAGGATGGAAACTTGCTGAGCAAGAATCGTATGGTGTTGATACTTTTAATATAGAAAAAGAATACCATCTTGGAGATAAATGTGTTTATGATGTTTATGTATTTGAGGCAACCAAGACTATAACTGGTGTAGTACCAGTTGAAAAGCAATATACCAACTATCCTTATTACCTTGGATTTCACAATAGTGTTATTAGAGTAAAGAATTGGTTGACTCAAAGAATAGAGTTTTTAGATAATTTGTATAACTATAATAAATAATAATTATGAATAAATGTTTAGTAACAAAGCTGAGTGGTGTTGTTTCTAACAACAAACTAGCAAAAATTGGAGAATTAGCATTTCCATTAGATGAAAACATAACTTCTATTGGCTATGCGTCAAATGCAGATGCTACATTGCGTATTGCAGATGGCACTTTTAATGACGGTTTTAATTCCAAATTTGTAAACTTGTCTGAATGGGAAACTGGTTTAGAGTTTTCAAGCAAGAAAGACGCAATTCTTTTTGTTCCAAATAAGAAGGATATTACAATATTCTCAGTATATGCAAACAAATCATATAATGCGCCATTTAATATTTCTGAACTGAAATATATGAAGTCTTTGAAATATACTTCTATAAATCAAAATACAGGTGTTTATGGGGATATTGCTTCTGTTCCTCCAACTGTTATCAGTTTAGGGTTGTCAGATACATCAGTTTCTGGAGATATACAATCTCTAGAAACTATGCCACTGGACATCTTGATTGATAACACTAGAGTTTATGGTGATGTATCAACTAGGATGGGAAATACACAAAGAATATCAGCCAAAAATGTCCTTGGTTTGCATGGAGACTTGTCTAAGTTTGGAACAGAAGTCGCAGTGACAAATACTTTGTTTGTTTCTTCTCCATCTAGCTTTACTTGGAGTGAACGACCTGCGTCTGCTGTTATTCTTGCTCTAGAAAGTTGTAATCTTGGAAATTATGTTGACAAGATGTTGCAAGACCAAGCTAATTGTAAAGCAAGTACAGCTAGCAGCCCTTCTTCATGGTATAAAATAATTGATACAAAAGGAACTCGAACATCAGCATCAGATGCCGCAGTAGCAACATTGCAGCAGAAAGGTTACACGGTATCAGTTACCCCTGCATAAGTTTAACATCAAAAAGAAAGGAAACAAGATATGAATAAGTTAACAAAGAAGTACAAGGTAGTACATGAGGGAACCAAGATGGTGCTCCCTCTCACAGAGGAAGGTGACAATGCTGAGGTATTCCCAGCAGTAAATGCCACCGCAGTAGAGTTTGACACATATTCAGAAGCCAAGGCTTACGTAGATAAGCATAACTTGGTGTATGAGGAGCCAAAGTATGAGGAGTAAACCATATTTAGCTCTAAATCACTGAGTTTACTTCCGTTTAGAAACAGAAGCACTATGCGGAGAAAAATAAACAGCCGAGACATTCTCGGCTTATGCCTGTGGTTCATGGTTGCCCTCGTAATTGGTTGGGTAGCCTACACCATAATGATAGCGAGAGAGATATATCAGTTTTTTAGCTATCATTTGGAGCGATTTGAATGGGAGGATGTGGTGAGATACGGCATCGTGATAACAATAGGTTGGCTCGTAAAGAGCTGCATTTGAACTCTAAGTCGCTGACTTCATAAAATAATAAATTATGAGACAAATAAATTATATTATTATTCACTGCTCAGCCACTAAGGCTGGGCGTGATTTTCATGCCAAGGATATAGATAAATGGCATAGAGAACGCGGTTTTGATGAAATCGGCTATAATGTAGTAGTTGATTTGGATGGTACTGTAGAGCCTGGTCGTTCAGAGGCAAAACCAGGAGCTCATTGTAAGGGTCACAATTCAGATTCTATTGGTATTTGTTATATTGGCGGACTTGATGAAAATGGAAAGCCAGCAGATACAAGAACTGAACTGCAGAAAGCAGCATTAGCTGGGCTTGTAGCTGGTTATAAACAGAGATTTCCAAATGCTAAAGTAGTAGGTCATCGCGATATGCCTAATGCGCATAAAGCCTGTCCTTGCTTTAATGCAAAGGAGGAGTACAAAAATATATAAAAAGTAGCTCCAGAGGTCTTAATTATATAAAGGCTATTAACTAATAAACTTTTATATTTAAAGACTTCTGGAGCTATTTATATAATTACAGAATAATATTATAATAATGTACGCACGTGTATGAAGACTAAAATTCCATATATAATAGCAATAGTAATTTTGGCTGCTTGTTATATTTCTTTCAGTCACTTAAAAAATGAAAATAAAATGCTAAAAGCAAATCAAGAAACATTGCTTGACTCAGTTAAAAGCTTTAAAGTTTCTGATAGCCTTAAAGCCATTACTGTTGGTAATTTAGAATTGTCATTGAAACAATTTAAAAAATACCATACTGATGATGCAATTCTTATTAAACAGCTAAAAGGTCAAAAGCCAGAAGTCATTATAAAGCCAAGTGTACAAACAGAATATAAAGTAAGAACTGAGCTAAAAGATTCTATCATTTATAAAGATACACTTAAAACAATCCTATATAAATCAAAATGGAATTATATAAGTGGCTTTGTTGATAAAGATACTATAAATCTCAACATTATAAATTATGATGAGTTATTTATTACTGAAAGTTTGCAGAAAAAGAAATTTCTGTTTTTCAGATTGCCAATAAGCATATTCGGATATAAGCGAAAAGTATTAAATGTAATAAGCAAAAATCCAAATACTAAGATTACATCAGCAGAATATATAACAATTAAGTAGTTCCAGTAAATTGAAATTATTATTGTTTCTATTATAACTCATTACAAATCAATCAGTTATAAAATAGAGCTAAAAATATGTAAAATTCTTTTATTTCAAATGATAAAAGTTTTTGCTATAGAAATATTTGATACTGTTGATTATCAATGAGTTAGAGAACTTAAAATGTAAAAATATAGTCATTGTTTCTCTACAACTCATTGTAAATCAATCACTTAAGCTGCATTTGTCAAATAAACAAAATTTTATAAAAATAAAGTCATTGTTTCTCTCTAACTCATTGATTATCAATGGAAAACTGCAGTAGAAACAAAGGAAACAATACTTTATAAATTCGGGAGCTATATTTTAAGTTCACACTCATTAAGAACTGTGAATAAGCATTAATTGAAAAGTAGCTTTTGAAGTGTCCAGGAATTTTTGTTTCCTTTGTTTCTTGGTTCAGTTTTCCATTGATTATCAATGAGTTATAGAGAAACAATGACTAAATATTTACACATAAGCTATTGTTTACACGATTCTCATTGATTTGAAGGAGAAAACTCATGCTAAAAATCTTTACATTCTATAAAATTGACAAGATAAATGCTTGATACTCAATGAGTTATAAGAGAAACAATAATAATTTCAAAGTACTCTCACATTTATTAAAGTTTTCTTAATGTTTATTCACATAAAAAATTTTCTCATATAAATTAAAATCAGTACTTTTGCAGTGTAAATAATAAAAATAGTACATTATTAATATATGGAACAGAGTTTTGACTTAGCCAAAGTGATAGAACACTTTAAGCTAGATAGAGAAGAGGTCGAGGCCGTATTATTTCCACATGTACGGTATCGAAAACAAGCACTAGATAGAGTGCTAAAAGGCGAAGGCCAACTTACAGTTGAGCAACTTCAGGCTTTAGCAAATCTCTCTGGTGTATTTATTCAAGATTTGTTTTCACTCGATACATGGAAAGGTGGCAAAGAAGATAACTGCTTAACATTCCTTAAAGGTGAATTCAAAGTGAAGTTAAACTATAACGGAGTTTTTCTTTCAATCTACAAAGGCACAACCTTAGTACACCAAGAGATTAATTCCTCAAATAAAACATTGCAAGAGTTTTTAAGTTACATAACATTATTAACAAATAAATTATAAAATTATGTTGGAACCAATCAAAGTATCAGTAGATGTTAATGTACATCTCTCAGAGAAGACAGAAGGCTTTATTTTAGATTTAGTAAAAAGCATTATGCCTGATGTAATTAAAGCTCCAGCGGCTCCTGTTACAAAGTCAGAGTCTAAGTCAGAGTCTAAGTCAGAGTCTAAGTCAGAGTCTAAGTCAGAGTCTAAGTCAGAGCCTAAGCCAGAGTCTAAGCCAGCTGCTCCTGCTGCAAAGCCAGCAAACACAGCATCTGATAATATCTCTATTGAGGATGTGCGTAAAGCTCTTTCAAAGAAAGTTGCGACTCATCGTAGTGAGATTAAAGAGAAGCTCACAGAGCTTGGAGCTCCTTCAGTTACTAAGCTTGATAAGAGCAAGTATTCAGAAATGTTGAACTTCCTTAATTCACTTGACTAATGGGAAAATCACAGAAGAAAAGATTGCTTGAAGCTCATGTTAGAACAATGAAGAAGTGGCTACTTATTCCTTATAAGGTCTCATCGAATGTAACAATGTTACATGTAGAATCTCGTTAATTATGAGCAAGCATACAGCAACTATTAAACCATCAAATAAAGGACCACAAATGTTGAATGAGCATAGCCAAAGAGCTCATGCACTTCTTTCAGCATCTGGCTCTAAGAGATGGATAAATTGTACCCCTTCAGCAAAACTTGAAGAAGCTGAAGGACCTAGAGAGACTTCAGTTTATGCTGCTGAAGGAACTCTCGCCCATGAACTTTCAGAATTGTATCTCCGCCATGATGTGCTACAAGATATTAGTGATGATAAGTTCAATGAGGGATTTGAAGCTATTATGTCAAATGAGCTGTTTTCAGATGAAATGCTCGAAGTTGTACCAATCTATGTAGATTATTGCACAGATGAGTATAAAGCTGCAAAAACAAAATGCAAATTTGCTCTTATTGAAATTGAGCAAAAGCTTAATTTGACAGAATATGTACCAGAGGCATTTGGAACAGCAGATACTGTTATTATCAGTGATGACACAATGGAAGTCATTGATTTGAAATATGGCAAAGGCGTTCCAGTATATGCTGAATACAATACTCAATTAATGCTTTATGGCCTAGGTGCATTAAGAATTTATTCTTTGATGTATGATATTAATAATGTAAAACTTACTATTGTACAGCCAAGAATTAATAACATTTCTTCATGGGAAATCTCTGTAGATGAGTTAATCAAATTTGCAGAAGAGACCATTAAGCCAGCAGCAGAAAAAGCATTTAAAGGAGAAGGTGAACTCAAAGCAGGTTCTTGGTGTAAGTTCTGTGTAGTTAAAAATAAATGTAGAGAGCTTTACAATGAAAACCTTAAAATTGCAAAGCACGAGTTTGCAAAGCCAGAGTTCTTAACAGATGAAGAAATCTCAGATGTTCTTAAGCGAGCTCCTTTATTTACTGAATGGATAAATTCCATTAAAGAATATGCTGAAAAGAAAGCTATCGATGAACAAAAAGTGTGGCCAGGCTTTAAGCTTGTTGAAGGCATAAGCAGAAGAAAATGGACAAATGAGGATGATGTAGCTAATGCAATTTATGCTAACTTCCCAGAAGCCTCAGATGACCAAATCTTTGATATGAAACTCAAAGGTATTTCTGCTATTGAAAAGCTTTTTGGCAAGAAGAAAGTTGATGAAGCATTGAAAGATGTAATCATTAAGCCACAAGGCAAACCAACTCTTGTATCTGAAGACGATAAGCGACCAGCTTTAGGCTTTGAAGATGCAGTTAAAGATTTCAGTTAATATGAGTTTATTATGTAGTGCATTAGTTTCTTTCGTAGTAGCTTTTATTACAGGCTTTATAGTAAGTTATTATAAAAATAAGTAAATAACAATTTAATAAAAATTATAAAATTATGAACGATAATTCAACAAAAGTAGTTACAGGCTTGGTACGTTTTTGCTACTGCCATGTGTTTGAGCCAACAACAATGAATGAAGGCGATACTCCTAAGTACAATGTCGCAATCCTTATTCCTAAGGATGACGAGAAGACAGTCAATGCAATCAAGAAAGCAATTGAGAATGCAAAGGTTGCAGGCAAGTCTAAGATTGTCGATAAGAATGGTAACATTCCTAAGAGTCTTAAGTTGCCACTCCGTGATGGTGATGAAGAGCGTGAAGACGACCCAGCATATGAGGGTATGTACTTTATCAATGCTTCAACTACTCGTAAGCCATCTATTGTAGACAAAGATTTGAATCCAATCATGTCACAGGATGAGTTCTATTCAGGCTGTTATGGCCGTGCATCTATTAACTTTTATGCTTTTAACGTTAATTCAAAAGGCATTGCTGCTGGTTTGAATAACTTGCAGAAGCTTAATGATGGCGAACCACTTGTTGGTGGCTCTACAGCTGAAGAGGACTTTGGTGGCGACAATGCATTTGAAGATGACGATTTAATGTAGCTTTTGCCATAAGCAAACATTCTTATCATCGAGGCACAGGGATAGTATCTGGCTTATGATACCGAAAGCGCAGATAGCAGAGGTTCGACTCCTCTGCTGCCTCCTATTTCTTTTCTATTATGTGTTTTAGTTTGAACTCAGTAGCCTACGTATTTGGTTGTACTTGCATATTCTCGTATGCAAATGTTGGTTCGAATCCAACTAGGCTACCTACTTTTAAAATATAAAAATTATGGCAAAACATAAAGACTTGTTTATAGATATCGAAACATATTCAAGTGTTGATATTAAGTCATGTGGTTCTTATAAATATATTGAATCACATGATTTTGAAATATTGATAATTGGATATGCTTTTGATGATGAAGACGTACAAGTAATTGATTTGGCACAAGGAGAAGAAATGCCAGATGAATTTGTTGAAGCATTGTTTGATGAAGATATCAAAAAGCATGCTCATAATGCAGTTTTTGAAAGGAACGCATTTAAGAGAGCAGGCTATGATATCCCAATTGAGCAGTGGTATTGTACATTAGTTAAATCTGCATATTGTGGATTACCATTAGGCTTGGATCAAGTTTCTAAAGTTCTTGATTTACAAGATAAGAAGCTTGATACAGGAAAGGCTCTTATAAAATATTTCTCTTGTCCTTGTAAGCCAACAAAGATTAATGGAATGCGTACAAGAAATTATCCCTGGGACGCTCCAGAAAAGTGGGATATGTATAAAACTTATAATAAGTATGATGTACTATCTGAAAGAGAAATATATTATAGATTGAGTAAATACTCAATTCCTCCATTCGAACGCTCACTGTATATCTTAGACCAGCACATAAATGATAGAGGCATTTTGGTTGATAAAGAATTAGCTGAGTCAGCTATTGCAGTCGATGAGCAATATACACAAATGCTTATGGACGAGAGCAAGTCTATCACGATGCTAGACAACCCTAATTCAGTTGCTCAGCTCAAGAAATGGTATATAGCTAATTATGCAGATTTAGTTGATGCAACTTTATCAATGAAAGATATTGAGTATTTAAAAACAGCTAATGGCCAATTCTATGATAAGGCCAATCAGTCAATGGCTGCTGATGCAATTAAAATGCTTCTTAAGCTTGATGCAGTTCAAGATATACCAGAACTTAGAACTGTTCTTGAAAATCGTCAGAAACTAGGTCGTTCATCAGTTAAGAAGTATTATACTATGATGAATTGTGCCATGAAAGATGGTAGAGTAAGAGGCACATTCCAGTTTTATGGAGCTAATAGAACTGGCAGATGGGCTGGTCGTTTAGTACAATTACAGAATCTTAGCAAAAATCACGTAGAAAATATTGATTTACCACGTGAGCTCATTCGTAAAAGAGATTGGGATGCTGTTAATATGATATATGGTGATGTTTCAGATATTTTATCACAGCTTGTTAGAACTGCATTTATTGCTCCAAAAGGTATGTTATATTCTGTAGCTGACTTTTCTGCTATTGAAGCCAGAGTAGTTTCATGGTTAGCAGACGAAGAATGGAGAATGGACGTATTCAGAGGTGATGGTAAAATTTATGAAGCAGCAGGAGCCAGAATGTTTAATGTTCCTATTGAAGCTATAACAAAGGGTTCTGATTTGAGAGCAAAAGCTAAAAATGCAGAGCTTGCACTTGGATATGGTGGCTCATTAGGTGCAATGAAACGAATGGGTGGTGATAAAATGGGAATGAGTGATGCTGAAATGATGCATATTGTAAAACTTTGGCGTACTTCAAATCCATCTATTGTAGAATTGTGGGAAGAGATTGAGGCTTGTGCTCATGAAGCTGTACGATATCATAGAAAAGTAGTAGGAACTCCTAGAAACTTAGTATTTGACTGTGATGATGACTACTTTACAGTACAGTTGCCATCTGGCAGAAAGTTATTCTATTATCATCCAGTATTCAAAGAAAAGAAAGTTGGTAAGAGCACTAGAACTAGCAAAATACTTCATTATGAAGGCTTAAATCAGGAAACAAAACAATGGGGACTGATTGATACCTATGGAGGAAAGCTAACTGAGAATATAGTTCAAGCTATTTCACGTGACCTTATTGGCTATGCAATGGAGAATCTTGAAAGTAACGGCTTTGGAATAACGATGCATGTTCATGATGAAGCTATTGCTGAAGTGCCTGACAATGGTGATGCAGATAAATGGTTAGATAAAATGATAAACATAATGAAGCAACCACCAGATTGGGCATCAGACTTACCACTTAACGCAGCTGGTTTCACTAGTCCATATTATCAAAAAGATTAAATAAGAAATGGAACTAAAACATAATATAACATTCAACGTAGCTACTGCCTTTAGTGGCAGTAGCAAAGTTTGGAAGAATAAGAAATATACTTGGGATGAGTTTCTAGAAAGGATATCAGAGCCAACTGTTACTAAGGAGACTTATGCTCAATTCATGAAAGCAAGCAAACAAGACCAAGGAAAGATAAAAGATGTCGGTGGATATATTGGAGCTACATTATTAAACAGAAGCAGAAAGAAATCTGCAGTACAGAATAAGCAGCTTATCACACTCGATATTGACTTTTCTTATACTGATTTTTGGTGGGACTTCACAATTCTATATGATTGCGCAGCTTGCATTCACTCAACTCATAAATCAAGTCCAAAGAAACCTCGCCACAGACTGATTATTCCTCTTGATAGAGAAGTATCAGCTGATGAATACGAGCCAATAGCCAGAAAGATAGCAGGCGATTTAAATATAGATTTGTTTGACCAATCTACATTTCAGACTAATCGTTTAATGTATTGGCCATCTGTATCTTGTGATGTTGATTATTACTTTGAATACCAAGATGGGCCTATCTTATCAGCTGATGCAATTCTTGACTCATACAATGATTGGCATGATATTAATGAATGGCCAATTTCATCAGAGTTTGACAAAAGCATATTGTCTACTGTAAAGAAGCAAGAAGACCCATGTGCTAAGAAAGGTATAATTGGAGTATTCTGCAGAGCTTATACAATACAAGAAGCTATTGAAGCTTTTCTTCCTGATGTTTATGAGAAAGTTAGCGATGATAGATACACATACATTAAGGGTTCTACAGCAGGAGGTCTTTTAATATATGATGACAAGTTTGCATATTCCCATCATGGAACAGACCCAATAGGTGGAAGATTATGTAATGCTTTTGATTTAATTCGCATTCATAAGTTTGGTGATAAAGATACTGGAAATGAGCCAGATGATAAGCACAAGAAAAGCTTTAAGCTCATGGAAGAACTTATCACTAACGATAAGCGAACTAAGAAAGAACTTGCTAATGAGAAATTTGCTCAAGCTAAACTTGATTTTGAAAATCCAGTTGAGTTTGATAAAGATGCTGATACTTCATGGACTGAAGAACTGAAGGCAACAACAAAAGGCGAGTATGAAAATTCTTCGCAGAATATAAATCTCATTCTGAAAAATGACCAAGTTCTTAAAAACGCATTTACACTTAACCTGTTTGATAATAGAAGGTACATATCAAAAGATATGCCGTGGCGTAAGCTAGAAGTTAAACCAGATTATATGAAAGATGTTGACTATTCTGGAATTAGAAATTATATTGAGTGTGTATATGGTATATCCTCGTCTCTTAAGGTTGATGACTCGCTTGCTATTGAAGTACAAAGAAAGAGTTTCCATCCTATCAGAGAATATATTAGCTCAATTACTTGGGATGGTGTTAAGCGTATTGATACTCTTCTCATTGACTATTTCGGCGCTGAGGACAATTCCTACACTCGTGCTGCTATTAGGAAAGCCTTGTGTGCAGCAGTTACTAGAGTTTTTAAACCTGGTACTAAATATGATATGGTACTTATTCTTGTGGGACCTCAGGGAACATATAAAAGCACATTTATCAGAAAATTAGGAATGAACTGGTTTTCAGATACATTCACGACAGTACAAGGCAAAGAAGCTTACGAGCAATTACAAGGCGCTTGGATAATAGAAATGGCTGAGCTTTCTGCATTTAAAAAATCTGAAGCCGAAAGCATAAAGCAATTCATATCAAAGTGTGATGATGCTTTTAGACCTGCTTATGGCAGAACAGTCGAAATCTATAAACGACAGTGCATATTTTTTGGTACAACCAATGATACTGACTTCTTAAAAGACCCAACAGGAAATAGACGATTCAATCCAATTGATATACATCCTGAGAATGCTACAAAGTCTGTGCCAAATGATTTAACGCAAGATGAAATAGACCAAATTTGGGCTGAAGCATATCAGTTGTACAAAAAAGGAGAAAAGTTATACTTTGATGATAATGAAGTATCTATGTTGGCTAAGACAGAACAAGCTAAGCATTCATCTACTGATGAAAGACTCGGTGTTGTTATTGAATATGTTAATAAGTTACTTCCAGATGACTGGGACAAAAAAGACTTATATGACAGACGCACTTGGCTTGACGACCCTCTGGCTAAGAACGGAACTATTCAGAGAGACACAGTTTGTATTGCTGAAATATGGTGTGAGTGCTTAGGAAAAGACAAAAAAGATATGACACGCTATAATACTCGAGAGATTAATGACCTTATGAAATCACAGCCTGATTGGGAATTTGTAACGTCAACAAAACACTTTAGTATTTATGGCAAACAAAAATATTTTAAAAGAAAGGACAGCTTATTATGACAACGCTTGAATTTATAATAAATACAGTATTCTTCTTTTCAGGAGTATGCTTGGGAATAATAGTAATGTGTTTAAACAAAATAAATAGTAAGGAATATGAAAATGAAGAAAAAGATATTTAGAATTTATGGAGCTAGAGCCATGAAAGGCTCTAAGCTCCGTGTTACTCTCAATAAACCATTTGTTACTGAAGACTTAGAAGCAGCAAGAAAACAGCTTTTTGAAAAATACTTCAATACAAATGAATATAAAGTAACTGATATTGCATTAACTTTCTGCACTGAAGCTTATGAGTCAGAAGAAGATAGAAAGTGAAAAGGTAATAGAACGAAAACTAGTTGAGCTTTGCAAAGAGAAAAATGGAATGTGCATAAAACTACTATCAAACCATATACTTGGACTTCCTGATAGATTATGTTTATTTCCAAAAGCTCAAGTAGTTTTTGTAGAACTAAAAACTACTGGGCAGAAGCCAAAGAAAATTCAGTTGTTTATTCACAAACAGTTGAAGGCTCTTGGCTTTAGAGTCGAAGTCATTGATACAGTTCAAGGAGTTATAGATTTGGTTAATGAGATAAAAATATGAAATATGAAACTAGAATATGTGATAATTGTGGAAAGCAATTTCAAAGATATATTCATTTAAAACCAATGCAGCATGTTTTTTGCTGCAGAGCATGCTCAAGAGCTTATTTAAGTAGGCGAATGACTCAAATGAATAAAGAATTGAATCCAACAAGGATGAATGACTTTAAAATGAGAGAAGCTGTAAGAGAAGGTCGCTTACGAAATAATACAGGAAATGAGCATTGCTATAAAAAACTATATGGAGTTCACGAACATAGAATACTAGCAGAACTAAAACTTGGTAGAGATTTATTACCAGGAGAAGTTGTACATCACATAGATGGAAATCCTAGAAATAATGATTTATCAAATATTGAAGTTCTTAGTTCTCAGGCAGAACATGCTAGGCTTCATAATTTTGGAAAGGGACATTAGATGCTTAAAAGACAGCAAATGCATGAATACCAAACAGGAGTAGTTAGTTTTATTATAAAAACTCCTTTCTGTGGTGTATTCTTAGACCTCGGACTTGGCAAAACTGTTACAACTCTCACAGCAATTAATGACCTGATGTATGATTACTTGGAGATAAACTCAGTCCTTGTAATTGCTCCTAAGAGAGTAGCTGAATCTGTATGGCAAGAAGAAGCTAAAAATTGGGAGCACTTAAGGCATCTTACATTTTCAAAAATAATTGGAAATCAGCAACAACGAATTGAGGCTTTTAACAAAAAAGCTGATATTCATATTATCTCAAGAGATAATATTGCTTGGCTATGTGCATTATGTGGTGGCTCAAAGTTACCGTTTGATATGATTGTAGTTGATGAGCTTAGTAGCTTTAAAAGCTATAAATCACAGAGATGGAAAGCTTTAAAGCTAACACAGCCATGCTTTAAGCGCTTTGTTGGTTTAACAGGAACTCCAGCTCCTAATAGCCTTATCGACTTATGGCCACAGATATATTTGATGGACAGAGGAACTCGTTTAGGTAAAACAATAACTGCATACAGAAGTATGTATTTTAGACCAGGTAAATCAAATGGCAATGTTGTCTACTCTTATGATTTGCTTCCAGAGTCTGATAGATTAATTCATGAAAAGATATCAGATATCTGCATAAGTATGAAGAGCCAAGATTATTTGAAGTTACCAGAAAGAACAGATAATTTCATAAATCTTAAAATGCCAAATGACTTATTACATAAATACATGAGCTTTGAGAAAGACAAAGTTGTAGAATTGTTTGAACCAGAAGATGGAGAGGAAAAAGAGATTAATGCTGTTAATGCTGCGGCTCTTTGTAATAAGCTTTTGCAATTTGCAAACGGAGCTATCTATGATGAAGACAGAAATGTTTATGAAGTGCATGACATAAAGCTTGAGGCTTTAAAAGAAATTATAGATGATGCTAACGGCAAACCTGTATTAGTCGCTTGGTCTTTTCAACATGATAGAGATAGAATTATGGAGTATCTCAAAACTTATAAACCAAGAGAGCTTAAAAAGCCACAAGATATAATTGACTGGAATAGTGGCAAAGTTCAAGTAATGTTAGCTCATCCAGCATCTGCAGGCCATGGGCTTAATCTTCAGGCAGGCGGTAATATCATCGTATGGTTTGGCTTAACTTGGTCATTAGAGTTATTTCAACAGTTTAATGCTAGATTATACCGTCAAGGCCAAAAGAATAATGTTATAATTCATTATTTAGTTATGTATGGAACTTATGATGTAGAAGTTATTCATGCGTTACAAAGAAAAGACAGAAGGCAATCAGCATTAATGGATAGTATAAAAGCAAGAATAGAAAAATATTTAAAGTAGTATGAAAAAGTGGAAACGCCCAAAGAAAGGTGATTTAATTTGGTATTTTGGAAAGCTTATGTATTTCGAAAAGATGAAAGGAGATAAATACGTTTTTTCAGTACCAGTTAATAAATCAAAAACTGGGTATGAACAAGAAGTTTATAAATTTAAAGATTTAATGCTATATGGAGATTACTAAAGAAGTAGGAGGAACTCATTATGAGTTGCTTAAAGTGCAGCCAATTGAGCTTATAATGAAATGTGACTTATCATTTACACAAGGCAATATGCTTAAGTACATTTCTAGATATAAGAACAAAAATGGAGCTGAAGATATTAAGAAGTGTATTCATTATGCACAGCTAGCTACAAGATATGGCGATAGAAAAGGCACAAAGCCATTAGCACAAGCATATATGTATTGTAAGGCTAATAACCTTACTACTAAACAAAAGAATATCATTGTATCTATTTTTCAAGAGGACTATTACCATGTAGTAAAGCAATGCCTAAAATTGATTAAGCAGGAATATCCAAATGAAGATTAATGATTATTCACAAATGCTTATGTTTTATTAACAGAAAAAATTCTTTTATTTCAATTCTTTTTAGTACTTTTGCAGTATACAATTTTAAAATATATTAAGTATGAAGAATTATTTATTGATTACATTGGGCCATAACTCATCTGCAATTTTTGTAGATAACAGCTCATTTGAAGAGACTGAAAAGTCTTGTATTATTGGATATGAGGAAGAACGCCTTTCTCGTATTAAGGCTGATAGCCAGTTCCCTATTGATGCCGTTAACGAGATTAAGTATAATGTCGGCCTTAACAGAATGAAAGGTTGTGAAATTCTTATTTCTCATTGGTTTAACTTTACAGGAGCAGAAACTCCTAATAAGTATATCACATTACAGGATATTAATATGCTTAAGGAAATCTCAACTAATATCAAATTAGTTAATAAAGACTTCACTCATCACGATGCTCATGCATATAGTGCTTATGAGTTCAGAGATTACTTCAAGAAGCAAGAAGGCAATATTCCTGTATATTGTATTGTCGCTGATGGTTTTGGCAATAATGAAGAGGTTCTCTCAATTTATCGTCGTGACACAGGCAAAAAGCCTGAACTTGTTAAGAGATTTTATGGCTATGAGAAATCATTAGGACTGTTCTATCAGTATGCTACATCATTTGTTGGCATGAAAGAAAATCAGGATGAGTACAAGTTCTTAGGCTATGAGGCTCATATTAATAAAGCATTTAATGATGCTGAAATTAGAATTCTTGCTGAAGAGTCTGACAAGATTGCTGAGAAGTTTAAGAGTATGTATTCATCTGCAGGCGATGCAAAGATGGTATTTGCTGGTATTTGTGGTCGTGAAATTAATTATGATAAGCTAGCAGAAACAAAAGAAAATTGGCATAAGCTTTTTGCTGATATTCTTTTTAAACTTAACTTTAGAGGCAGTGATAAGACAACAGACGCTGCAAGAGTAGCAATTGCATTTGTAGTACAAAGAACTGTAGAAAAGGTTATCAATTGCATCGTAGCATCATTTGGAATTAAGTACCTCTGCTTGGCTGGAGGCTTATTCTATAATGTTAAGCTTAACAACTCTATTTTGACAAGTCTTACTGAAGTTGATGGTAACCTTTCTATTATGCCACTAGCAGGAGACCAAGGAGCAGCAATCGGTATGTATGCTGCAGAAGAAGATACTCCTCAGTTCCCATTCAGAACCTTGGCAATAGGAACTCGTAGACTCTATAATATTGATAAGTTTGCTGACAACGAGAATATCTTTGTTGAGCAAATTCCACAGGCTGGCGATACAGAGTCAATCAAATGCTTAGTTTCAGAGATTGCTGACCACATCGCTGATGGTAGAATTGTTAATATTGTTTATGGCAATATGGAATTTGGTCCAAGGGCTTTGTGTAACACATCGTCAGTGTTCTTGCCAAATGCTGAACTCACAGCAGAGAATAATGCTAACAATAAGCGTAATGAAGTTATGCCATGTGCGCCAGTATGTACTCCATTTGCAGCAGCTAATCTTTTCAGCAAAGACGAGCTTGAAAGAGTTATTGGCAGTTTGAACTTTATGATTTGTACACTTCATTATACAAAGCCACATTCAAATATGTATGATGGTGTAATGCATAATGAAACTTTGAGCACCAAGTATACTGGGCGCCCACAGATTGTGCAGGTTGACTCATTCATGCATAAGCTTCTGAGCAGAGTACAGAATATAACAGATATGAAGTGCTTGGTGAATACTAGCTTCAATAACCATGGCAATCCTATCGTATTTGATACAGCTGATATAATTTCAAATCATAAGATGCAGTGTGAACGTGCAATTGCCAATGGAACTAAGAAGCCAATTTTGTACATCATTAAATATTAATATTTATGGATAAAATTAATTTAGGTAGTCTTCCATTTACGATAGCTTTTTCTGGTGGATGTTTTTCTGGTAAAACATCCACCATGGAAGCTTTGAAATTCATTCTTGAAAAAGAAGGATATAATGTAGTTATTATAAGTGAAGCAATGAGAGAAACAGAAGTAGCAAAGTCTGGTATGTCTATCGATGCTATCAGGCAAGATGCTAACTTATATTTCAAGCTTCAAAAAGAAATTATTCAAAAGAAGATAAACCAAGAGTTTGAGGCATTTAATGGTAAACCAGATACAATATATCTTTTTGATAGAGCCATTACTGACTCTTTATTTTATTACGAGTTTTATGTCGATAAGGGCAAACTCGATAATAAGGAAGAGTATTTTAAGTTTCACAAATATTTGTTAGATAAAGTAAGCTCAACACTCAATCAAGTAGATTTGCTTATAGAGTTTAAACCATTGAATAATAGAGATATAAATGCAGATAAAATGCGCCCAGCTTATCTTAATAGTGCATCTTATTCAGAATTTGCATGTATATTTAGACTTAACCATAACTATAGACGAAAGTTCGATAGAAAACTTGGTTATTATATGGTTGACTTAAATGATAAATACTACAACAATTGTGTTGAACAGATTATCAATAAAATTAGAAATGTATGTCAAGCACAGGGGAGATAATTTCTAACAAGCAATGGGCAACAATATTCAATAAGTTCTTTGGCTTCAAAGTAGAAGCCAAAGAACCTAAAGAGTATATGGAGAATGTTGGAATATCATATTCTTTTGACCCAGTTAGTAGCCATATAATGACTACTTGCAACAGCAAGCTTTTTGATATCAAGAAAGCTGCAGCAATGTATTTTTGGTATAAGAAAGCGAGTGCAAAAGACACATCAATCTTAGATTATTTTGATGAGTATAAGAGCTGTATTGATGCAGAGCATAAAGAATTTAATTCTAATTATGGCATTTATGCTTATAAGAGAAAAGGTCTAAAGTATTGTATTGACTCTTTGCTTAAAAACCAAAATACTCGTCAAGCTTGTTTTTGCATTAACAATAATGTAGCTATGGGAGAAAAGTCCATTGATAAGCTTTGCACTAACACAATACAATTCTTTATCAGAAATGGATTTCTGAAAATGATTGTTCAGATGCGCTCATCAAACTTTCTTACTCTTCTTCCATACGATGCTTTCATGTTCTCAGTATTTTATTGGGAAGTATATCATGAATTAAAAAAGCAATATTCTGAATTAAGGCCATATAACATACAAATGCAAGTATCATCATTTCATTGTTACAGAGCTGATTACAACAGAATTAAAGAAGAGCTAGAGCCAGAGTCATTAGACTTTGGAAATACATTGCTAAGCTTCGAAGAGTTTAACAAAAAAGAAGTTGAAAAATTTTTAAAATCAAAATTATGAAAATACTTAAAGTTAGAGACGTAAAAACTCCAGAAAGAGGAACAAACTTATCTGCAGGAATTGATTTCTTTGTTCCTAATAATTTGAGACCAATTAAGGTAATGCCTCACACAGACGCACTTATTCCTACTGGAATTATCGCAAAGTTCGCAAGTAATCTTATGCTTATGGCAGCAGAGAAGTCAGGTGTAACTTCATCTATTCAGGCTAAACAGAATTGTGGCATGAAAGTAAAGCCAAATAGCTTTACAGAGCCTACTGTTCTCGGTGCTAAAATCGTAGATGCAGACTATAAGGGCGAAATTCATATTCATATTATCAATCTTGGCACAAAGAGTATCACTATTGAGCCAGGAAAGAAGTTAGCTCAGTTTATTCTTGTACCAGTTCATTATGATGATATTATTGAAGTATCATCAGAGCAAGAGCTTTTTGGTAAAATTAAAAAAGAACGTGGAGCCAATGGCTTTGGCTTAGGAACAGGTGAATAACTAATATTAAAAAGTAAGTTTTATGGTATCAAATTCAGAAGCATTACAGTTAGCTGAAACTCCAATATTTTTGAAGTTTGTTGAACACTATCTTAATGATTGGCTTAAACATTGTGGATGGGGCCGATGGCTTCATGAATATCAAGTGATGTATGAGCAAGGTTTATTTAAGCCAAAAATCTTTAGAGCTTTATACATAAAAGAGCTAAAAGGAACTCTTCGCATGGGCTTTATAAGAGAAGAACCAATTCATTACGTTGGAGTTTATGCCATTGATGCAACAAAAGCTTATTATGATAACAAAGAAAGCTATTTATATAAGATTTGTGTAATTACTGGTGAAACAGCAATGGACGAAGATGGAGATGAATACATAGAACTTACTTTCGATGAAGCTACACAAATCTGTAAATCACTAAATGATGAGGCAGAAGAAGAATTATTCAAACTAGTAAAAATGTAATTATGACACTTTCTCAAACGTTCGATAATGCAACAGATGCATTCGAAGCTATGTTCTCATTAATTATGAAAACAGGCATTAAGACAAACATTGGCACAAAAGCTGTTTACAATGCTTGCATTACAATCTTAAACCCAACAGATAGAGATATTAAAACTCCTTGGCGTAAGTGGAGTAAAACTTATGCAGAAAGAGAATGGGCTTGGTATGTATCAAGAGACCGCTCTGTGAGTGAAATCAAAAAGCATGCTCCAATTTGGGATAAGATGCATAATGGCGATAATATTGTAAACTCTAATTACGGTTGGCAATGGAACCGTAATGAACAATTAGAGTTTACAATTCAGCAATTATCAAATAACCCAAATACTCGCCAAGCTTGGATTTCTATTTTTGATGGAAAAGAAAAGTCAGAGTATGCTTACGATACTCCTTGCGCTATTGCTATTGGCTTTGATATTAAGCCAGGAAGCAAGAACTTAGATATGACTGTTATTATGAGAAGCAATGATTTAATCTATGGCTTTTGTAATGACCAGTATTGTTTCAGTAAATTACAGGAATATGTAGCTAAAAGACTTCATAGACCTGTAGGAACATATACTCATATTGCACATGATTTGCACATTTATGAGAAGCATTTCAAACTAAATATTAAATAATATGAAGAAACTTAAGTTACCATACAAATTGATTATTTGGACCTTTATTGGTCTAATATATCTGCCTGTATATATTTCTGCATGGCTATTAAGAATTGTAGCAAGAATTCTCTTAGCTATTGCTTATTTTGGCACTCTTAATGGTAGAATGGGAGTAGCAGTTTTAAAATCAATATTCTCTTTTGATTATGAAAGAACTTTCTAATGACGAGCTCAGTAGCTATCTGCAGGAAATAAATGCAGAAGAAGCTGCTGAGCTTCCACAGTATTTGACAGGCAATAAAGCTTGGGCTCCTTGGACAACTCTTAATAGCGAAGGAGTTCCTGAGCGAGGCATTAAAACCAAGAATGAAATTGCAGAATATAGTAATAAAGGTAGAAAAACTTATAATGAACGACGAGCAGAAAGAAAAAAGCAAGCTAGAGAAATAAGGCAAAATGCTTTATCAGAAAGGTTCATAGATTTGAATTCTCCTCTTACTATAGAGCATAAAAAGCTTGTTATAGAGCTAGAAGCAGCAAAATATACTGAAGCTATGCTTAAGTATGAGCATGCTATAAATATGCAGTTTCAAAATTACATAATGTATGATACTCCGAAAGTAATAAAAGCCTGCTGGGATTATTATCCAAAAGTAATAATTCCAATGGAACCATTTACATATCAGGCATCAGAAGATTTTGGAAATGGGCTTACATTTAGAGTAAATGTTGAAGCCCCAGGTTTTCACTCTGCTGATGAAATTATTGAGAAAATGACTATCAAAAATCCACAAAAGCTTATTGCTATAGACAAAATGATAGTTAAATTCAATAGACTGAAAGATGCGCAATCTAAGTTTGAAATTCATGCTGCTAATAAGCTAGTTGGTATGAGAACTATCTATGATTTACTTTCTGTAAATCCTTTTTGGTATAACGATTTAATCAATAAATTGAAAGAAGATGCTGCAACTACTGAATAAAAGTATTGAGCTTGGAAAGTTAATCGCAGAGCTCAAAGAGTGTGCTAAGAAAATGGACAATGAGTCACATGAGTTTAATAACACAACAACTCTTATACAACAGTATACACTGGAAAAGATAAGAATTGATGATGCATTAAAAGTATGGAACCAAAAATAAATACAGAAACAATTCTTAATTCTGATTGGCTTAAAGCTAGAAAAGAACGAGCTAAAAAGCTTAAAAGAAGAAGAGAATTATATAAGATTAGTAGAGATAAAATTCTTGCTAGAAACAAGGCTTATAGAGCGACTCATAAAGATACTCGTGATAGGTCTGAATATAGAAGAAAATATTATCTCGCAAACAGAGATAGGCTTTTGCTTTTAGCTGATGAGTATAGGCTAAAGCCTGGCTACAAAGAAAAGCATAAAGCCTATATGAAAAAATATCATAAAGAGCATGGATGGTAAATTAATTTTGGATGTTAACAATCCTGTAACAATGAAATTATCTAATGATGCTTACTATTATTTCTTTGAAGGTGAAGACCCTTTGGATGAAAGCTCATTAGATGAAATAGCAGAAATATCTGCTATGTTTGAATTTGGCTTTGAGCCAGATGAAAATAAGCCACCTAAAATTGATACTTCAAATGGAACTGTAGAAGTTACTATAATTCCTTATATTGAAGATTTGAAACAAGAGCAAGAACAAAATACTCTTGAGTTTGATGAATCAAAGTGGGACGGAGTACATAATGATGGCGGAGTATTTCCTTGGATGTTTTACTTTAAATTCATTGGCTTGAATAGAGTAAAAATAGCACAGATTAATATGTACTTTAATAAAAGGCTAAATGACTGTGGAGGAGAATGCGTTTGGTTAAATAAAAAACCATGGATAAAATATAAAACCAAAGAATCACATAAAGGCTATTCATATATGCCTATTTGTTCACCTCGAACTACTATTTTAGATAACCAAAATGCACAAGAATTTTTAGTACAAGAGTGATTAAAAAGAACGCTCAGATAGCGCAGAAAGCTACCTCTGGAGCGTTCTTTTTATATATTAATATAAATACTTATTATAAAAATTATAATAGCTCAGAGACGATATTTTATCTTGGAATATAATAGCCATAAACCAAATTCTCCACGTACGCGTGCATATAATAATGTAGTACACATTTATTAATATTTCATTAATGTATATTAACAGAAAAAATACAGTTACTTTCAACAGAAAGCAGTACTTTTGCAGTGTAACATTTAAGATATTAATAAATGCTGGTTTACAGCTCCTAAGCCGAGGATAGAGGCAATAAAACATAATGGAAAATAAGTTAAAAGCTTTTATCGAAGATGCCAATGGACAATTCGATGACCAAATGGAGTTGAAAGAATATCTCATTGATGAAGCTGAATATGACGCAGACTATGTAGAGAGCCTTTCACCATTAGAATTGGTTGATACATATCTTCAGTATAATGGAGTTTGCAATTTCACTGAAGATATTCTGAACTTAGTTAAAGTAGCATATAATTTAGGAGATTAAAATATGGATGAATCACCTGTTTACAAAGTTATTACTCTCAAAGAGTTGATAGCACAAGTTTATACTCAGAAAACTGGGTTTCCATCAAAAGCATGCGTGTCTAAAGCCAAAGCTTTTTATAACTATGCTTGCACTCCTGACTCTAAACCAGGAGAAGAAGAACCAAGATTTGAGGACTTTTCAGTTGCTCATGATTATTTTATGAGCTATGCAAATTATAAGTTTGTTGCAGAGCAAACACCAATTCCTAATATGAATAATGGTTATGCTATTACTGTAACACGAGATGGTAAAAGAGAACCCGACTTTAAATTCATAAATTCTTTTAGATTATGGTAACAATTAAGAATCCAATTTCTGCTTGGCTTAATGAAGGTAAGCAGAAAGCCTTAGAAGCTGAGGCAAAAGCTAAAATCAGAATAACTGATTACACAAACTCCAAAGGAGTAACTTTCACAGCTCTTGTAGTAGATGGAATATTTGTTGAACGAGTTAAATCAGATAATATATCTGAAATAGAAAGCAGATTGCTTTCATTACGTTCCGAGTATATTAGCAAACATTTAGTTTAGGAGATTATAGTTATGACAAAATGGAATAGACCAGGAAAAGGTAATTGTACTAACTACAATTTTTGGTGTGATAAGCTTTACAAGAACTGTAATGTTTGTGATGATTATTCAGAGGCAGAAGATAAATATCCATATCATGAGTAATTTAATAGATGGACTTTGGACTCCAAAACAAATATCTAATGATATTTTTCAGTTAGTTGGAGAGCTTAATACTTTACTTGGTGGCAATTATTTTATTGCCACATTGTTTCCAACAACTAAAGGAAATTATAAATATCAATTAGATTATACAACTTGGGCTTGGAAGCATGATAGAAAATATAAGGAATTATGCATCGAAGAAACAATGAATTTCAAGCATAAAGAAATGAAAGCTTATCTTTTAGGATTGACTTCTGGGCTAAGAATTAATATAAAATAAGTATTTCACTAAATTTAATAATTATCGAACATTTTTTAACATAAAAAACACTCGAGTTTCAGAAAAAAACAGTTACTTTTGCAGTGTTCATTTAAAATAATAACAATTAAAAATAAAAAGAATTATGGCACAGAAAAATTATGCGCAGATGTCAACTAAGAAGTTGAATGCTCTGCTTGAAACAGTTACCGATGAGAGTGAAAAGGCAGCTATTGAGAAGGTCCTCGCTAAACGTGGTCAGCTTGCACCTGGCGATAATGCTCCAGCAACAGTGAATCCAAACGCAGAGCTCTCTGCAGAAGAGCAGGCAGCTATTGATGCTGCTAATGGCACTGATGCTGATGCATCTGAAAAGCAGGCAGCTACTGCTAAGAAGGTTAAGCCAACTGATGAAGAACGTGCAGCCCTCGCTGCTAAGCTTCGTGAAGAGGCTGTTGGCCATAAGTGCCAGGTTGTTCCTTTCAACTCTATCGAGTGGGTTAATGGCGTTATCGTGGCTATCGTTGAGGAAAAGCGCACTAACAAGTGCCTTTATGCTGTTAAGGCTGATGACGGTCGTCGTATCGTTAAGGCTTATGGCTCAGAGCTCATTAAGATTTCTGATGAGGTTGTAGAATTGACTCGCACTCCACGTGGTGGCGGCAAGTCTAAGGAGGAACTTCCTGAGTGGACTCATGAGGAGATTGAGAAAGCTGTACAGGAGGTTATCGGCAATGTCGGTAAGCAGATTAGTTATGTAGAGACAGGTGCTCTTGGTGCAGAGATTGAGAACGCTCCAACTATCCTCGGCCGTATCATTTCTCTGGTTCCAAACAAGCGCAACCATACAATTCTTTATCGTATCGAGATTCAGCCTGCTGAGGATGCTCCTAAGGGAACACCTAAGAAGTATGCTCATAAGGTTACAACCAATGACAAGTTGGCTATCGCTGAGGAGCTCGACGATGAGGGTAAGAAGATTAATGAGGCATTTATCGCCCGTCGCAATGGAGAGCGTAAGACTCCAACAGCTAAGACTCCTGAAGAGGCTCTCGCTATTGCTGAGCAGCAGCTTAAGAAGGCTGAGGAGCGCAAAGCTAAGGCTGAAGCTTCTATTGAGAAGTGGACAGCTAAGATTGAAGAGATTAAGGCTAAGATTGGTAAGGATAACTCAGAGGCTGAAGCAGCTCCAAGTGAGGAGAATGCTGGTTCTGAAACAGGCGCAAATGATGGTCAGAGTGATGACCTGATGTAATAAATTAACTTATCGTTCCAAATAGGTTAGGGAAACTGTTTAGAATAGATTAATCATAAGGATAAATTTTAGTTAGAAGTTCTTAAATGCTGATTGGCTGTGAAGCTAGTCAGCATTTTTTATGCTTACACTTATGAAACGAGGTTTATTATATCTGTATCAGACTTTTATCTACTGGTAATATAGCTCTAGTAACTATAATTCTCTGGAGCTATTTCTAGCGCTCCAGAGACGTTATTATATAGTGGACGATAAATTATACTATTAATATAAAACAACTGCCTGGAGCTGATTTTTACAGTAAGAGATATTATGGTAAATAGGGTTTCATAAGTATAAGCATAAAAAAAGGAGCTTGCTAGGCTCCTTTTTATTAAAATACTATCAACTCTATTTTGAATTTAGAATTGGCTTCAGCAAGCTTGTTCATAGCTTCAATTGCATTAGCTTTTTGCTTGTACATCTTCTTAATTACTAGCTTATGCGAATGAGTCTGCAAAGCTGGTAATCTAGGATTGTTGGAACAAAATACTCCAAAGCCACGTGGCTTTATAGCATTTGAACCAGCTGGAATAGTCTGAACTGAATAGGCTCCATTAACTGCAATCATGTAACGTGATGTGTCAGGAAGTCTCATATAGATAACTTCCTGTTCTGCTTTTTTCTTTCTTGCCATAATTCTTAATCTCCTATATAATAAAGATAAATTTCATTGTTATAATTAAGTCCACTACTTTTAACAACTACTTTCATAGTGTACGTATCAATAATATTAGCATTAAGTTCTTTATCACTTGAGTATACATAAAAGCCAGGTGTATAAACCAGTTTGCCTGTATTAGTAGTGATTGAACGTGATTTATCAACGTATTCAAGAACTTGACTTTCATTAACTACAACTTCCCATGAGTAATTACCAGGTGAATTTGGTACAAACATCCATCTTATTTTTTCCATTTGCTCTGAGTTATCTTTAGACCAAGGCATTTCAAATGTACCAACGTTCTCTGTGTTTCCCATTCGACATAATGCTTCAATTATATCAATAGGATTGTTCTCTATAAATTTCTTCATTTCCTTATAATTTTAGTTTCTGACAAAAGCGTCATTGAACCCTAGCAGAGAATCGAACTCTGCCTTAGTTCCAAATAGGGTTTACTCTACTGTTACGTAAGTACCAATAGCTTCAAGCATTGCAACTGGCTCAGTATATTCTAAGCCTTTTGCATTCAAGTAGTCCTTCATAAGCCTAACCACTTTATTACCTTTTGCAAGGAGTATAAGTGATTTGCCAACTGGAATAGACGTAATAAATTCCAATTTCTTATGATGACAATAATCTTTGAAATCTAATTCCAGTTCTTGACTTGTCATATTAATGATTATCTTGGCCAATATAATAGAGATATGCTGTTGCAGTTATTCCACGTAATTGGTATGTAACTTTAATTGAATACTCACAGCAAGCAAGTACTTCGCCGAATGTGCATACATAATATCCAGATGGAAATACTTTAATTCCCTCTCTAGAATCTATCTTGCATTTTTCAACAGAATCTATCTTGCTTCTACTAAGTCCACAAACAGCAACACTCCTAGTTATTACATCTATTTGGCCTGAATTATCTTCAGACCATTTGTTATTACGTATATGAATAACCTTTAAATCACGAGGGTCATCCATTAAAGTAAAAGCCTTAATAACATCAAGTCTTGATACTGGTTCCATTAATTTTTCCATTTCATTATAATTTTAGTTCTCTGCGATATTGCATTGAACCCTAGCAGAGAATCGAACTCTGCCTTAGTTCCAAATAGGGTTTACTCTTTGACTTCATCAAAGACTTTCTTCCATTCTTCTGGTGTCAGGCTAGTGACAACAAGAACTGCGATACTGATAATTAGAAACATTGCCATGATTAAACCTCCTCGTATTTATAAAACTCTGCGTATACTGAATAATATGTGGCATTACCTTGTTTGGTTTTACCCATATCTAACTCAACTCTATATGCTACTGAACTCGATGCATTAGTAACTTGCACGGTTTTGTGCTCATTATACTTGAACATAGTTTCAATAGCTTCCTTGAATGTGAGAGAGCTTATAACTGCAGATGAGTTTGGCATCTTATTAGAAGCCTCATAAGCATCAATAGCCTCTTCAAGCTTCTTTCGAACAACATTTGCCTCTTTGGCAATAACGATGTTAGATACCATTAACTCATATACGAGTTCACAGCCATTTCTTTCCATAATCTCTGTTTTCATAATAGTACTCATATCCAATATAATTTTAGTTAATAATTGAACCCTAGCAGAGAATCGAACTCTGCCTTAGTTCCAAATAGGGTTAGTCGATGATAATCTGGTTTGTCTCTGGGTCCAAGTATAACTCAGCCACACGAGTACGTTCCTTAGGGTTACCATCCTCGTCACACTCTTTAGTTACCTTGTCAATAAGATAGACCTTCTGCTTATCATCATCGCTGCCTTCTACTCTAATTTGGGTAAGAGCATCAATGGCAACCTTCTCAGCACAGTAATGTACGTCAGAGTCTTTTATGAATTCTCCACCAAAAGGTACGTCAGTTCTGTACTGGCATACTCGTACCTCAAATGTACACTTGCGTACTGGGCGTGATGTGAACGCTTTAGCCTTCTTCGCGGCCTCACGAGCCTCTTTAGCTGCAGCCTTAGCCTCTTGAGCAGCCTTCTTGGCCTGCTCCATGAGACGTGCTGCTTCAGCCTTAGCCTTTTCAGCCTTTGTTTCCAACTCTGAGTTCTCTACCTCTGCCTGTGGCGCAACCTGTGGTGTAGCCTCGGCTGTAGTGTTCTCAACTGCGTTAACGTTCTCTACCTGTGCCTTTATGGCCTTATTCTTCTTAGTCATAATTGTATAAATTTTAGTTATGGGGCATTATTGCCTTTGAACCCTACTGCAGACTCGAACTGCAGCATAGCTCCAAGTAGGGTTAAATCAGTATTACAGGAGTAAGTCCGAATCGGTACTCTCCACAGTTCGTGGTGAAGTAATAGTCGCACAACTCATTATCGAATATTCGGCCTTCAGTATGCAGTGTATAATAGCGCACTTCAGTAGCTGGATATTCCATACTCTCGTCATCGTAATCTGATACTTCTGTCAACTCTCGGTTGCCCAGATAGTCGCCTATAGTAGCCATTTTCTCGTTTAACACTTCTATAAGAGACTTGCCTTTTTCTTGCTTAATTGTAATCATATCAGTATAATTTTAGTTAATAATTGAACCCTAGCTGGGAATCGAACCCAGCCTATAGCTCCTAGTAGGGTTATTAAATCAAATCAGCCAATTCGGCTTTATACACGTATGCATCCAACTCTTCATACGTATACCCATCTCGTTCCATGAGATACTCGATGATTTCTTCTCTATCACCACACTCCTTCAAATCAAATTCTTTCTGTGTCATATTCGTATAATTTTAGTTAATAATTGTTAATAATAGTACGAAATGAGGACTCGGACCTCACCCAGGCAGGCATTTCCTGCCTGGGGCCATCTTTCGTTTATGACTAAAATTATCCCATCTGTTCACTGCCTATGGGTGCATTGTTCAATATGTCAAACATCACTTGGGCACGGAGCCTTACTGCCCTACTCCTTGCTGCTTATGGACTGCAGCTAACCAACAGGTACCCAGCCTGGATGTATACGGGTGGCATATTATTATTTTAATTAATATTTAAAGCGATTATTTTTTTAATCACATCGCAAATATAATCGATTATTTCGAAATAAAAGCCGTTTTTACAGATTTTAACAGTTATTTTAACGTTTTATTTTTATAACTGACTGATAATCAATGGCCTTTATTTTTTATTTTCACGTTTCGATCTCATCTATAGTGGAACGCGCGTCATACGCGTGCAGGTATAGATAATAAGCGCGCGACGCACACAGGCGACACGACGCGCACGTATTATAGTGGTACGCATGCCTAGGTATATGGTATAACAGGTGCACAGGTATATGGTATAACAGGCGCACAGGTATATGGTAGAACAGGCGCACAGGTATATGGTAGAACAGGCGCACAGGTATATGGTAGAACAGGTGAGGTGCGTGACGACACGCCTATATACGTCGCATGTACGCCACCTAGGCGACGCGCGTAGGTCAGCCGCAGGTCAGATGACGCGCGAGCCAAGGCAGGTGCATCACGCGCCGCGACGACCTCAGGTGCACGTAGGCGTACGTATTGGGCGTACGTATTGGGTGCAGGTATGCCTGTATGCCTGTATGCCTGTATGCACGCGTATATAATAATTTGGGCGTGGGTATGAGGTGGATGGGTAATTCGAATATTAATTTTAAATCAGCCTGGATGCCATTTAAATCAGCTCCATTAAGCCGAAATCATAAAAACGATAAATTATATATCGGATTTAAAATAATAGCCCAGAGGCTATATTTCATGGTCGTTAATAAATTTATTAAAATATGTGAAATAAGGCTATAAGGCTTTTTTCGAAATACGAAAATTTTTTAATATAAAATACGTTAATAAAAATAAGGCCCCCTGTTAAAAACCATAAAGCCACCCCCTGCAGAAGTACTTATACATTGTCGCGTTCTCGTCATAAAAATTTTTCTAAAAACTCGCTCACAGACAATAAGCATTACAATGCTTCATGGCTACAAATCTATTTTCATATAAGAATAGGCACATAGGCTATAATGCTTCATGGCTACAAATCTATATTACATAAATTCGGGCCCTTAGGCGACTTTCTTAGCAGCGAAAATTGCCCGAAAAAATTTTGGAGCGATTATTTCCAGTAAATTGAATTTTTCTCAAAGTTGAAAATAGTATTGTTTCTCGATAACTAATTGATTTTCAACGCTTTATAAAAATGGAAACAAAGGAAACAATCCCCCCTTAGAGGACTATTAGCTTTTCTATTTTTGCCTTTTCCATTACTAATGCCATTATAATGGTATGGAAAAGGCAATTTTTAATTTTTCTCCTCTCCCTTTAGATTCTTTGTTTCCTTTGTTTCTACATTTATAAAGAATTGATTATCAACGAGTTAGAGAGAAACAATGACTTTATTTTTACTTTTCTTTGTTTCTCTTCGGCTTGATTATCAATGAGTTATAATTTATATAGAGTTGTAACACATTGAAAATCAATAAGTTATAAGAGTATAGCTTTTTCAATACTTTTTACTTTGACAGTAAATTATATTTACATCAGTGCTCTAACCCATTGATAATCAATGTAAACAATAGCTTGTCAGAAAAAAGTCATTGTTTCCACAAACTAAAAAATCTGTTAACACTTTTGCCTAATTGTGAAACTTCTTTAAATAATTAAGGATTTTATAGAATTTTTGAGGAATTTTTAGTACTTTTGTGGTGAAAATAATAATAAAAATATCCAATCATGAATACAGAACAAAACTATAAAGAGGGCATAGCCTCTCTGCTTCCAGACCATTCTTCAGATAATGAAAACTTTGATTATTCTGAAACTCCACTCGACCGTGCAAAACATGCATACGAGTCCAAACAACAAAAGTACAACGCAGCTACTCTTGCTAAGATGAAACTTGCTGAAAGACAACGACTCAATAGCCTCAACAGCAAAGCTCCAAAGACTGAAGAAGAAGTACAAAGAATTGAGGACGAGAAGAAATTAGCTGAGCAGAATTTAGCTGAGCTAGATGTCATAGAGAGCTCACCAGAGGCCCAGAACTTTTTAGCTGGTGAAGGCCATTCTGATTTATCACCTTATGCTGGAACTACAAAAAGAGATGTAGTCAAGTTGCTTGATTCTCTTGGAATAAATCTTAATATGTATCTCACGCGTACAGATACATATAATTTATTATCATGCTTATTGACTTGCAATGAAAATCAGTTAGATGCTTTGTATGCAAATCCAAAAGTTCCTTTAGCAATAAAGACAGTTATCAAGCGCATTAAGGAAGATTCAAGACTTGGTAATATTGAAACGATTGAAAAGCTGTGGGACAGAATATTTGGCAAAGCTGATAAAGCTAAAATTGAACTTCCAGCACAGATGCAGAGTGCACAACTTCAAGGAGTTCAAGGTATTATTCCAAATACAGTTGTTTCACGTGAAGCATATATGATAATCAGAGACACAATCATAGGTAAGTAACAAATAAAATAGCACAGATTATGGACATACAGCAAATAGTTGATAGTATAGGTATAATTTATCAATTAGATAGAAATTATAATTTAGTAAGTACATTTTTAAGTTTAAAGCAAGCTGAGATATATGGCTATTCTAAAAAAGAAATTGCAGCAGCAGTACTAAATCATGAATTAACAAAGGATAGCTTTTATTATGTAAATGCTCCAACAGATGATGCTGGAGAAATAGGTCTTGACTATGCAAAACAGAATATTTTGCAAATTAACAAACTAGGCTTAGTTGATACAGTTTATGAAAATATTAAAGATGCTGTAAGTGATTTTGGAGATAAGATATACAGCTGTATAAAACACGTTAGAAGTTCAGCTTACGGATTTTACTGGACAAAGCCACTTCCAAAAGACCAAGCAGCACTATTTGATGAAGCTAAGATTAATAGATTTGTTAAGCACATAGAGAATGATGAAGTTGTGCTTTATGAGTCAATTAAACAGGCATCAGAAGATACACTTCTTACTGAAGATGAAATTTATGATATGATATTTACTCCATCTGAGTATGGAATGAGTGAATGGTCATACGTGAGAACAACACTTGATTATAATGATGCTTGCTTAAATGGTGTAGCAAAAATAGAAAAAGAAAATTCGCATAATCAGCTTTTTCCGTTAGAGAACCCTGAATGCTTAGTTGGAAATTTTAAATACAAAAGAAATAGCTTTGCTATTAATTCACTGTCAGATGTTTTAATGGTTACTAATGATGAGAGCTATAATATAATAGACACATTTGATAATGCACATCAGGCAGAAGTAGAAACAGGCATTAAGAGTATATGGCCTTGCGTAAAAAAGAAAAAAGGCTATAAAACAGCTGGAGGCTTTAGATGGATGTACAGAAAAGATTATAATGAACTTAAAAAGCAATTAGAAAATGAATTATCGTAAATCATCAATAGAAAAAATGCAGTCAGACGTCCATGCTAAATTAGCAGGACGTCAGATTGATACAAAAGAGCTGTTAAAGCTTGATATGCTCTCATCTCTTGAGAAATATACTAAAGCAATGTTTAAAGCTCAATACAAGCGTTCATTTGCTGTCAGCCATCATCATAAGCTGATATTTAATGCATTACAAGATGTGGTTGATGGCAAGTGTAATCACTTGATTATTAATATGCCACCAAGATATGGTAAAACCGAGACTGTAGTCAAGATGTTTACATCGTGGTGCTTTGCATTAAACCCTACATGTAAGTTCCTTCATTTATCATACTCTGATACACTTGTGAAGGATAACTCAGCCACTATAAGGTCAGCCATGATGGAACCATTGTACAAAGCTCTTTTTCCAAATTCACAGCTTGAACGAGAGAAAGGCTCATCAGAAAAATGGAAGACTCTCTCAGGTGGTGAGTTCTATGCAGTATCTACGCAAGGACAGGTAACAGGTTTTGGTGCTGGACAGGTTGATGAAGTTGATGAAGCAGAACTATCGTATGATGACCTTACATTCGATAAAGAATTGAACCAAGTTCTTGGCTTGATGGACGCACGCAAGAATATCTTTAATGGAGCAATTCTTATTGATGACCCATTAAAGCCTGAAGATGCAGAGTCAGATATTATACGTGAGCGTATTAATATGCGATTTGAGTCAACTATCAGAAACCGTGTGAATTCACGAAACACTCCAATTATTATTATCATGCAGAGGCTTCATGAGAATGACCTATGTGGCTACTTGCTTGATAAAGAGCCAGATAAATGGACTGTACTATCTATGCCAGCAATTCAAGTAGATGAAGATGGAACTGAACATGCTCTTTGGCCAATGAAGCATACGCTTGAAGAGCTTCATCAGATGAGAGCAATTAACCCAATTATTTTTGATACTCAGTACATGCAGGACCCAAAACCAAAAGAAGGCCTCATGTACCCTGATGGCTTTAAGACTTATAAACCAGAGCAATTACCACAAGGACCAGAAGCACAGCATAGATGGAACTACACAGATACTGCAGATACTGGCGCAGATTCACTCTGTTCTATTTGCTTTATTGATACACCAGAATTCATATATGTGACTGATGTTCTGTATACCAAAGACCCAATGGAAATTACAGAGCCAGAAACAGCTAGAATGCTTGACAGGAACAGAACTAATAGATGCTTAATTGAGTCCAATAATGGAGGTAGAGGCTTTGGTCGTAATGTTAAACGAATATTAAGAACCGTAATAAGGAATTTTAGATGTGTAGTTAATTTCTTTACACAGACTGAAAACAAGTTCTCGCGTATATTTAACTGGTCAGCAAATTTACAATCAGAAATGCTAATGCCAGAAGGCTGGGATAAAAAGTGGCCTGATTTCTATCAAGCTCTCACAAGCTATAGAAAAGACAACCGACGACGTTCTCTCCATGATGATGCTCCTGACTGCGCCACTGGATGTTATGAAATGCACATTGGAAAAAGAAGTCACAAAGGTATAAGAAAGAGAAATTAACTGTTTATCTCCAGAGCTAAAATAATAGCTCTGGAGTTCTTATTATGTAGAAGACGATTAATTATATTCCTTTATAATAATGTACGCGCGTGAGATAAATTTAATATTTTAAAGATTTTTAACTAAAAAAATTGTTCTATTTCAATATAATAATGTATATTTGCGAAAAGTTAGTTAACCTCGTTCTTGGCGACTAGTTACTCTCAAGTCCGTCCTGTAACTAGAGAAGTTCGATTCTTCTACGAGGGCCAAAGCAAAACCTGCACTCACTGCTGGTATTGCATTATATGTTAAACTTTTAATTATTAATAGTTATGGGATTGAATTGCGGATGTCCAGCAGGTAAGCATCTCAATGACCTTGAGATTGCTGAGTGCAAAGAGAGTTTTGGCCAGATTCAGAAAGTAATCATTGCCAGAATTTTCAGATCTACTGGTACTAAGAACATGTTGCCTAAAGCTACTGTAACAAAAAAGGCTACAATGACGCCACTGTTCGCAGCATCTGATGGCACTAAGTTGATTGTATCACCATACATTCAGAACCCAACTACTGAACCTGGCGAAGCTCGTACATTTGGTGGTGGTAATCAGACTCTTGGTGGTATTGAGATTGTTATTGGCCGTGAGCCAACTAATTTTACTGGTATTATTTATCAGGAAGCTCAGTCTGTTATTAAGACACTCAAGTCTTATTCATGTGAAAAGATTGGTGTATTTCTGATTGATGAGAATGGCAATATTGGAGCTATCGATGAAGTTGGTGATGGAGAAAATTACTTGCCAATTCCAGTAGATAGGTTCTTCGTAGGTGATAAGAACCTTGGTGGTTATGAAGAGCCTGACTCTAATACAATCAGCTGGAGTTTTTATCCTAACTGGTCTGATAACCTGGTTTTGATTAAGGCAGATACACTTAATTACAACCCACTTACAGACCTTGTAAATGCTGCATCAAGTTAAAAAATTATCGTATGCGTGAAATTAGAAAACCTGTAAAGAAGGTACGGCTTGAGACTGATAAGATTTCACAAGAATTTGAAGTCTCACATGCAGAGAGAATTCTCGACATGGGTCCAGCTGTAAACGGTGGCTGGCGAGTACCTGAAGATAGTGATTACGAATATACTGAAGAATATGGTCTTAGACTTAAATCAAATAAAGAAAATTCTGCAAGAAAGGCATAAACAGCATATTATAAATAGAGCTGTCAATCTTCAGAAGCGTGTTAGATTCCACACGGAAACTAGCATATCTTTATTTGACTATAGCGTTCCAGCTTCATCATTTTTGGATTGGGTGTCACATCTTCTTCCAAAAGATAAGTTTGAAACATTTAAGTACCTGTTTCAGTATCCGCTTCCATCATCTGCTGTTATTGAAGATGTTTATAGGGAATTGGAGCGAGTCTTTTATAGCAGAAACTCATCAGCTTCATACCAGTTCACATCATCTGAGTTGCTAGAAGATTGGTTGAACTACAAAAAGAATTTTCTCCATGAACCTGACATCTGGAAAACTGAAGGTTGGAAGCAAATGCAAGTTTCACCAAACAGCATATTGGTCATAGACTTACCTGTACAACAGAATAGTTTTAGACCCGAGCCATATTTTTATTGGCTGAATATAACTGAGGTTATCGATTATGAACTTGCAGATAAAAGCACTACAAATTTTGAATGGCTGATATTTAAGCAGCCTGATAATAAAATTGCAGTTTTTGATGATAGCACGATAAGAGTTTACCAACTCAATGAAAAGAATGAAATCCAGTCATTAGTAACTGAAGCAATTCATAACTTGGGTTTTTGTCCGGCAAGATTTTACTGGTCTACTTCAGTGAATGAAGAGTACCCTGATATTAAGAAAAACCCAATTACTAAAGAGTTATCACGACTCGACTGGTTTTTATTCTTCTCAATCTCAAAACAGCATCTTGATTTGTATGCTCCATATCCAATTTATTCAGCATACGAAGCAGATTGTAATTATGAGAATAACGAAACAGGAGAATATTGCGATGGTGGATATCTAAGAGATTCTGATGGCAATTATGAAATACTTGCTGATGGCTCTGTTAAAAAGTGTCCTTGTTGCAGCGAAAAGCGAATAGCTGGTCCTGGCTCATTCATTGAAGTTCCTGTGCCAAACTCGGCTGAAGGAGTTAATGATATGAGAAATCCAATTCAGATTACAACAATCGATAAGGATTCTCTTGATTACAATGTAGATGAGTGTAAGAGATTACATGATGAGATAGTAGTTTCAGTTGTAGGACAAGGTGGTACAGCATCTGTTAGTGATAAAGAAGCAATTAATGAAACTCAAGTTGCTGCAAACTTTGAAAGCAAAACTTCAGTTCTTAATGCTCTTAAAACTAATTTTGAGCAGGCACAAAAGTTCATTGAAGATACAATTTGTAAGCTACGGTATGGAAGCAGTTTCATATCATCATCAATTAGCTGGGGAACAGAATTCTATGTGTTCACAGTTCAAGAACTGTACTCTAAATATAAATCAGCTAAAGAAAGTGGAGCGTCTGAAACAGAACTTGATGCAATACTTCAGCAAATACTTGAGGTTGAATACAGAAACAATCCTTTAGTTTTGCAAAGAATGCTGATATTAAAGCAGTTAGAACCATATCCACATAAGACACAGCAAGAAGTACTTGATTTGTATAAAGAAAGTCTTCTTAATGTTAATTATGTAAAGCTTAAGATTAATTTCTCTGAATTAATCTCTAAGTTTGAACGAGAAAATATCGACATTGTTGAGTTTGGTTCTACATTGCCATTAAGACAAAAAATACAAATTATTAAAGATAAACTTTTAGAATATGTCGGACAACTCGATGAGCAAGGCGGACCTGCAAGAGTCTCTACAGGACTTGAAGGACCGACAGGAGGAACTTCTTCAGTACAAGAATGATAGTCCTGATTATCATCCTGAAGAGGTTAAATCTGAATTAGAAAGTGTTAACAAGCAGATTGCTTCTATTGAAGCAGAGCTTAAAAAGTTTGAAAATATGGAAACAAATAAACCTACCACAGTTGCTCCAGGTACTGAGAAGCTTGTGCAGATTGAAGCTGCATTCGGCAATCGATTCAGTGCTAGAACTGGTAAAGAAATCAATAAGCCACAGCCAATGGTATTTTCGTTAGGTGAATGGCAGTTGTTTAAACAGTCATTTAAGAGACTTGGCTATCAGATTACTAAGGTAATCAATGACCCTTATGGAGACGCTGCATCTCTTGTAGAAGACACAAAGGACTAATCAAAAATCGTAAAGTATGATAACAATTGATATGTTAAATCAGAATGCTGCTTTAAGTGCACTCACAGATGCACAGAAAGCAGCAATTGCAGAGCTTTCAAAAAATGATGAAGCTACTGTAATTGGCACAAAAATTGGTGCCTTGCATGGCCAATATGATGCTGATATTTTTGGTATTTCTGGTATTGCTAAAAATGCAGGCGAAAAGAGTTATGATTATGCTAAGCGAGTTCTTAATGATTATAAGACAAAGCTTGATGGCACAAAAACTCTTTCTGCTCAGCTTGAGGCACAGAAAAAGAAAGTTACTGAGCTTGAAACTAAGCTTGCAGCTGGTGGTTCTGATGAAGCTCTTAAGCAGCAGCTTAAAGATGCAAAGCATCAAGTAGTTCAGCTTCAGACTCAGCTTACTGCAAAAGGCGAAGAGCTTGATAACGCTAAAAAAGAATATGAAGCTAAAGAGAAAAACATGCAAGTCGGCTTTGCATTCGCAAATGCAACAGCTGGTATTAAGTTTAAAGCTGGCATCGCTGAATCTGTTCAGAAGATTTTACTGTCAGCAGCAAAAGATGAAATTCTCGCAAAAGGTACTCCTGATTTCATTGATGATGGTCATGGCAATAAGAAGCTTGTTCTTAGAGATGAGAATGGCAATACTCTCAACAATCCTAAGAATAATCTCAACCCATACACACTTGATGAGCTTATTATGGAGACTAGCCTTAAGGATGTAATCGATACTGGTAGGAGCCAGCCTGGTGGTGGCACAAAGCCTACAGGAGGTTCTGGTGGAGCTGGCAGCTCATCTGTATTAGATTTGTCTGGCATTAAGACTCAGATTGAAGCTGATAAGGCTATTGAGAATTATTTGCTTTCAACTGGCTTGACACGTGACAATGTTGAGTTTGGCAATAAGGTACTTGAAATCAGAAATGAGAATAACGTATCTGAACTTCCTATTCGCTAACGAACTGATTGCTGTACAAGGGTAATGCACCATATCAGTCATAATATATTGTTTAATTTAATATTAAAATTATGAGTTTAGTTTTAACAAGAATCCAAAACATTCGTTCGAACTCAAACTTGGATAAGTATGAGTATCGTCCAAGCCGTTATGGTGCTCTTGATGCTTTCATTCAGCAGTCTAATGACCCTACCGGCATCCTTACTCCTGAGCTTAAGGAGAAGGCACGTACAAGTATTGGTAACATCCTTGAGACACCAGTCATTGACTATGATAAGGATATTACTATTGGTAACACACGAACCCTCATTATTGCTGATAGCGAGAATACATCAAAGATGGTTCAGATTAATTTTGCTACCTATGCATTCGGCTTTACTATTGCACCAGCAATGTACATGAACAATGAGATTGGTATTCAGAAGGACTTTGAGACCAAGTTGATGAAGTACATCTACAAGCTTGCTCAGAAGCTCGACCAGGATGCTCTCGCTAAGTTGGCAGCGTCTAAGACACAAGTCATCAAGAATCCTCTTTTGTATGACAAGACTGGTAACACTATCAATGCAAAGTGGACAGAGCGTGAGAATGTATTTGGCGACCTCGATCCAATCATGGCTGCTAATGACTTCTTTGGTCAGTTGCACATCGTTGGTGACGCCGGCGTTGAGTCGATTATGCGAAAGCTTGCTCAGCATGGTTTGTACAATGATGTTAACAAACAGAACGAGTTTGGTGACAAGATTGTACACTTGACTAACAACATGGCACTTGGTGAGAATAAATATGCTCAGGGTTATGCTATCAATTCAGGTTCTCTCGGCTTCATGACACGTTTCGAGCGTGATTGCTTGCTTGGTACAGTTTCTGGTGACGGTCATGAGTGGGGTATTGCAACACTTCCATTGCTTAACATTCCTTGCGGTACATACTTCTATGATTCTGTGGGTGACTACAGCACAATTGCAGGTGACGCAACTGCTGATATGACTCGTACTCGTAAAGAGCACTACGGCTTTGCAGTTGATATTGCTTTCTTGACATCATATAACAGTGATGCTAAGTCACTTGCAAGTCCAATTATCGGCTTTAATATTTCTAGTGAGAATGCACACTATGCTGTTCCTGTACAGCAGGTTGTTGCACCTCCTACAGCATAATCTGTGCTAGTAACATTTAGTTGTTATTAACTTTGGATGGGTCCGGCAGGAGGATGCGCACATTGATTTGATGCGTATTCCTCCTGTTTTTGTTTTAAAAATATATTAGTATGATTAGAATAAAAGACTTAAATGAACAGCTCTTACATTTAGTAGGATGGCAACAGAGTTATGATACATCTGAAGTTAAACTTTCAGACAACTTAACTCAGAGTGAAAGCGGTATGTACTTTCAGCAAGTACATCCTTTGTTAACGTTGCCAAATTTAATGAGCATCGCTCCTGATTTCAAAAATACAAATTTTCCAGAGCATGATGCTAATTCTTCTTATAAAGAAGGAGTAGTCGTTACTTTAGAAGACAAATGTTACAAATCTATAAAGGATGTTCCGGTAAACACAGAAATCACAAATGATGAATTCTGGATTGAAACAAATCTTTTTTCTGAATGGCTAGAAGATAAAACTAAAGCAAGTATCATAAAGCTTATTAACAAGTTTATTAATATGAAACTGGCTGACAAAGCTTCTAAATCATTAATTGAAAATAAGACTTTGTTTGATGGAACTGGCCGTTTAACTAATCTTGCTACAAATAGAAATAGATTTGTTGGCTTTGAGGTAGATACAGTTAGAAGCAAAGGTGTAACTGTAAAAATCAATAAAATTGGTTTACAGTTCACAAGACCAGGAAAATATAAAGTATATATTTTGCATTCTAGTTGTGATACACCAGTTTATTCATTTGAATTTGAAAAGCTAAAATCAAATTCTATTGAATGGTTTAAGCCAAAAGAAGATATTTTACTGCCTTATGAAAGTCAAGAAATTGATGCAGGCGGTAGTTGGTATATTGGATATTTACAATCTGATTTACCTGAAAATAGCCAAGCTATTAATAGAGACAGAGATTGGTCTACGCAGCCTTGTAAAGGATGTTCAAGACAAGAATTTTTAGCTTGGCAAGCATGGTCTAAATATATTGAAATTCATCCTTTTTATGTTGATGAAAATCAACTTTTAGGAGAAGATGAACAGATGTATTTTGACCCTGAAATAATGAATTTCACATATGATGCAAACTATGGAATTAACTTAGATGTGTCTGTGTATTGTGACTTAACTGATTTTATTATTAAGCAAAAGCAGTTATTTCAAGATGTAATAGCAAAGCAAGTCGCAGTCGATTTCTTGCGAGAATTTGCATACAACCCAAATGTTAGAACTAATCGTCGTTCTATTAATGCTTCAAGAACTGATATTCTATATGAGTTAGATGGAGATTCTTCTAGCATGAAACATTCTGGCTTAAACTATGAACTTGATTTAGCTCTTAAAGCTTTGAACTTTTCAACACAAGGACTAGACAGAGTATGTTTGCCTTGTGTAAATCACGGTTTAAAATATAGAACTGTTTAATTATGGCTATACGATATTTCAATACTTCTATACGAAATCTAGCTTGGCGACTTAGAAAATTTGATGAGATTCTAGGTAAAGAGCTAGTTAATGAAATTATGTCACATGAGAAAGAAATCATTGAAGCCGTTGTACAAAATCAGCTTTATGAGCGTGGTATAAATGGTATTGGAGTTGAGATTATGTCGTATGAGCCATATAGACCTAGGACTATAAAAAACAAGCAAAGAAAAGGCCAGCCGTACAATAGAGTAACTTTAAAAGATACAGGAGAATGGTACAATTCTTTAAGATTAGTCTATGATGTGGATGGCTTTTTCATTACTAGCACAGATGAGAAGAATACTTATTTAAAAAAGAAGTATGGACCTACTATTCTCAGATTAACAAATGAGAATTTAAGTATGATTCTCAATAAATATATTCGCCCAAATTTAAAAGTTAAACTAGAAAAATACTTGAAGAATGGAAGATAGAGTTATTAAAATTCCTATGAAGAAAAATCCTGTTCTTCTTGATAAGATTATACAGGACATTCAAACAAAGTTAAAAGAGAAATTAACTTGGCTAGATTATGCATTTGGCAGAGCGTATAAATTAGTACAACATCAAGATAATGGTGGAAAGTTTATTTATCCAGCTGCTTATATTGGAAATTCAGATTATATTTCTCTTTTGCCAGATGACAACTATGGTAATTTCTGTTGGTTTGATATATATGACTCACAGAAAGTTATAAATGTAGTACAATCAACTCCACAGTTTACTATCAGTGGTGCTATTATATTTTGGTTTAATCTTGACTCTATTTTTTCTGATAATGATGCAATGTATACAGAAGAAATAAAAGATGAAATCATTAGAGTTTTATCTACTCCAGGGATAGTCAAGCAGACTGGAAAACTTACAATAAATGAAATTTATGAAAGATTCGAGAATATTTATAGTGGCTACTCTATAGAGAAAATTTATAACAGCTATCAATATTCTGGTCAAGATATACAGTCATTGGATAAGATGTTTTTTATGCATCCTTATTCTGGTTTAAGATTTGAATTCACAATAACAACAAGAGAATTATGCCAACGATACATCAAATAATATTTATAACATTGCTTTCAGCTTTTATTATACTCGGAGCAATGAAAACAGAAATAAGATATAAAATCAGAGACTATTTTGATATTCTATCAAATAGAACTGAAAAGAAACAGTTCAAATTAGTATCTGATATGTTAGACTGTGATTACTGCTTAAGCTTTTGGCTATCATTAAGTATTGCTATAATAGCTTTCATATTAACAAAAGATAGCTCATGGCTTTTAACTCCATTTTTAGCAGCACCTTTAATAAGATTTTTGTTATGAAAACAGTTAAAATAAATAATCATGAATTGAAACTTTATGATAGCATTGATGAGATGCCTATTGTGAATTTTCAAAAATACAATAAATATATTATTGTAGATTCTGGATTAGGAAGTGATATCGATTCAGTTGATGAGCATTTAGTAAATCTTGCTAAACTAATTAAGTCAGATAAAGACAAAGCACAACAAGAGTTGCAAAATTTAAGACAAACAATGCATCTTATAGTATCTGGAATATCTCCTAACTATTTAGCTTTTGCAGCTCTTATACATTCTATTGATGGAAAAGTTGTTGAAGATTTATCTGATGAAAATTTAAAATCTATAATAGAAAAGCTTCAAAAAGCAAAGCATTCTATGATAGTAAGTATTCTTCTGTGGGTCAAAAAAAAACTGGCTACAGAACTTGAGATGTATTTTCCTAATAGTTTTAATGATGTAAAAGACAAAGAGGTTTATGATAAGATTAAACAACGTACAATCCTTCAATTAGAAAGCATAGCAAAAGGAATAGATAATGCTGATAAAATTGAAGAGATTGATGCGTTTTTGTTTAGCTTACATAAACCTAAGTCTTTTAATGGTAAAACTTCAATTGAAATAAAGTATGATAAACAGTTTGAAACTGCATGTATGATTATTAGTCAAAAGTCTAATATGAATGCTAAGAAAATGACAGTTTTAGAGTTTTACAGTACACTTAATAATTTATCTAAACAAGCTGAGGTTGAAGCTAAAGCTTATAAAAAAGTAAGGAGATAAACTATGGCAGCAGATGACGATAAGATAAAATTCAGTGACTTAATTGCACAAGATGATACTATCAACTATATGATTCTACAGCTTGATGATTTAAATAAAAGCTTTGGAACTGTAGTTAATGCTATACGTGCTGGTGCTATTAAAATCACCAATGCTCTTAAGAATATGAGCGGAGCGACATCAGAAGGAAAGCAAGCCATCGATGATGCGGCTATTGCTGCGTCTAGACTTGAAAGAGCTCAAAAGGAATTAGCTTTTGCTATGACTGATACTGGAAAGCAAGTTGCTTGGTTAAAAGAGCAAACAAAAGATTATAATGCTTCTTCAGTAAACCAGAAAAAGATTATAACATCACTTGAAGGTTCTTATAATAAGCTTAAAGCAGAGCTTAAAGATAATGTAGATTTGTGGAAATCTTTGAGTGAAGCTGAAAGAAATGATGCTGCTATTGGTGGAGAAACACTCAATAAGATTCTTGATATAAAACAAAGACTTGGAGACTTAAATGAGCAAATGAAGCTTCAGGTTACTCAAATGTCCGAGCTTGAAAAAGCACAACAGAGATTAACATATTTGAGAAGTGAAGATGGCAAGAAACTTATTGAAGTTAAAAGGCAAATAGCTGATTTATTAAGAGGTGAAAGAGAAGAAAAACAGTCTATTGACCAGCTTGCACAAGCTAAACAAAAACTTGAGCAAGCCCGTTCTGAAGAAAATCAAGAACTGCAAAAAGTTAATGCAGAAATAAGACAAGCTAATCAGTTAGCTAAGCTTCAAGCACAACTTAATAATTCAGCAGTTGGCTCATATAATCAATTGGCAGCGCAGTATGAGATTAATAAAATTAAACTTAATGCTATGGGCCAACAGCAAAGAGCTACTACAGCTGAAGGTAAAAAGCTTGAAGAAGAAACATTGGCTATTTATCAACAGATGATTCATTTACAGGAAGCTACTGGTAACTATAGACTTTCTGTAGGACACTATGAAAAAGCTTGGAATGGACTTGGAAATGCAATGAACCAAATCATTCGTGAGACTCCATCTATGGCAGTTTCATTGAATACATTCTTCTTAGCTATTTCAAATAACTTGCCAATTTTATGGGACGAGATTGATAGAACTCGTGAAAAGAATAAGCTTTTAAGGGCTGAAGGTAAACCAACTCAATCGGTCGCAAAAACAATTGTTGCATCAATTTTTAGTTGGCAAACAGCTCTTATTATTCTTATCTCTGCTTTATCTTATAATGGCGAAGCTATTTTAAAGTGGATAAAAATTGCTTGGAAAGGCCAAGATGCAGTAGCTGATACAGGTGATGTTATCAATAGCATCAGCGATAAAATCGCAAAATCAAATACACAGCTTGGAGAACAACTAGCATCATTAGATAAACTTGTAATTGGATGGAAAAATCTTGGAGGAAACCTCAATAAACAAAAGCAGTTTATTAAAGATAATAAATCTGAATTTGATAAACTTGATGTATCTATAAGAAATGTTCATGATGCTGAAAATCTTTTAGTTAATAACACTGATGCTATTAGAGATGCTTTATATGCAAGAGCAAAAGCAACGGCCGCTATGCAGGTAGCTGCAGAATATTATGGAAAAGCTATCCAAAAGCAATTTGAATTTGAAGAGAAGTATGGTAGCAAACCAGGTGGTTGGCAAACATTCTTTGCTGGAGGTATAACAGGATGGTTTAAAGAAACAGTTCTTGGAGAAGAAGACAAAGAAACTAGAGAAACTTTAAAGCATATTAAGCCAAAAATAAAATCTCAAGTTGAAAAAGAAAAAGCTTATTATGAAGATTATGCTACAAAAGCAGTAAAAGAAGCTGAAAAGCAGTATGCATTAATCGATAATATATATAAAAAGTTCGGATTTGATTATAGCCACAAGGATGGAGGCAGAAGTAGAACTGGACGACAGCGAGATTTAACAGATACTATATGGAAGAATGACTTGTCAATTCAAAAGAAGTATGAAGCTAGTATAACTATGCTTCAAAGAGATGAATTTGCAAAAAGAAAGCAAGAAGCTGTAGACGCTGCAGAAGCAACTATTCGTGAAATGCAAGAAAAATTCCGTAAGAACCAAGTATTCTTAGCTGGAAAAGAAGGCACTAAACCTCTTACACAAGAGCAAAAGCAACAGATTGAAAAGCAGCAAAAAGAAATAGCTGCTATTATTGAAAATACTCAAAGAAAGCTCAATCTTGATTTGCAAGATATAGAAGATGAAAGACAGATTGACGAAATAACAAAACTTCGTCAAACAATGAAATTCAGATATGATGCTGTAGCTGATGAGATTGAAAAAGAGAAAAAGCTTAGATTGCAACAACTCGATGATAGAGAAGCTGCTTATACAACAAAGGCTGCTACTGTTGGCGATGACAAAGAAGCTGTAGTTACTGGTACTGCATCAAAAGAACAACTTGCTGCTTGGCATAAAGAACGAGTACAAATTGAGTCACAATATGACAAGATTATACTTGATTTGAGAGCTAGACAGATTGAAGGCCAGCTTGAATTAGTACGAAAAGGTTCTAAAGAAGAAAGGCAACTACTTCTTGACCAAGTTGAAACAGCAAGAAAGTTAGCATTAGCTGAAAATAGAGCAAAACCTATTGAACAACAAGAGTCTGAGTCTCATATAAATGCTAGGTTTAATAAAAAGAAAATACAAGTTTCTGGTAGTAACCGATTAACTAATTTCACACAGCAACAAGAACTTGCTAAATCAGAATTTGATTTATCTAAGCATACATCTGATGAAATAAAGAAATATGAATTAGAGCAAGAAATTGCACTGTGGAAAGAGAAGATAAGATTAGCAAAAACAGGAGCTCTTGATTGGTCACAAGCACAGATTGACACAGCTCATAATACAGTTGCTAAGCTTCAACAAGAATTGAGCAAAGTAAACGATAGCTCAAGTTTTATTGGAAGAGTCGGCAAGTATGGTCCTTCTGGTGCTTTGTTAAGCTATATGGGTTTTGATGATGATGGTCTACAAGCTTGGAATGATGCTGTTAGCCAAGTTGTTAGTAATCTTCAAGAAATAGCTCAAGCTGAAGTTGATATTGCTCAAGCAGCAGTAGATGCAGCTGAAAAACGAGTAGAAGCAGCTCAATCAGCTTATGATGCTGAAGTTGAAGGCCGTAACAATGGTTATGCCAACCAAGTTGCGACTAAGAAAAAAGAGCTACAGCAAGAGAAGAAAAATATGCAAGAAAAGCAAAAACTTCTTGAACAAGCTCAAAAGCGCCAAGAAGCTGTTAATACTGTTGTACAGGCTTCTTCTCTTATTACTGCTTCTGCTAATATCTGGTCATCTATGTCAAGTATACCTATTATCGGTCCTGCTCTTGCATTAGCAGCTATTGCAACAATGTGGACTAGCTTTGCAGTTGCTAAAGTAAAAGCTAAGCAAGCAACAAGAGCTGCAAACCAAGAGTATGGTGAAGGTGGTCTTGAATTCTTAGAAGGAGGTTCGCATGCTTCTGGCAATGATATAGATTTGCATCAGAGAAATTCTGAAGGCAGAAATATGAGAGCAGAAGGCGGAGAAGCTATGGCTATTATAAATAAGCGTAATACTCGTAAATATAAACGAGTTTTGCCTGATATAGTTAATAGCTTAAATAAAGGTACATTCGAAGAAAAATTTGCTAATGCTTTTGCAAATGGCGAAACAGTTCAAAATAAGTTTATACAAACTGAGTCTAGAGCTGATTTAACTAAGCTTGAAAATGGAGTTGAGGCTATCAAAAAGCAAAATTCAGAAAGAATATATGCTTTAAGTGATGGTAGAACGCTCATTGTAAAAGGCAACGTAAAAACTTATATGAATAATTAAACAATAGCTCCAGAGTAGTTTAATCTACTCTGGAGATTAACTTTTAAACATAATATAATATGAATAACAATATATTTTATTTGCTTAAAGGAGAACAGCAAACAGCTACAAATGGCCAGTTTAATACAAATACTGGTGAGTTTAAAAGTGCCACTTCAGTTGGCCAGTATTGTGTTACATCTTGGCTAACTGGCTTAAGGCCTATTGGCAGAAAACAAATTCCAGTAGGTACTTTGTTTCCGCCAGATATAAATGTAAAACAACTGCGAGTATTTTTCTATGATAAGGATGTTAATTATTTAGGCTATACTGTACACAATGGTAGAAGCTTAGTTGACTATAACTTAGTGCCTGATAGCGTGAGACTAAAAGCAGAATATATAAGGTGTGATTTTATATTAGATATTTCAAGCACTGAGCTATCACAGATGACCCAAGTTGAAATTAATAACATGCTTACCCATGTTTGGGTTTATGCAGGTTTTAGATTACAAGGTCCACATTACAGTAAACTTGAAAATAAATATAAAAAAGAAACTGGTCAAGTATTTTTTAGAAGCTCACTAGAAGGTTCTATTAAAATATTTGGTACAGACTTTGATTTCATAAAGTCACAGTCTTTAGAAACCAAGTATTTACTGGTAGTAACAAATAATAATGGAAAAGTATTAGCTTTAAATTCATTTGTTGAAACAGACTGTAAATTAGATGATACGAGGCATTCAATAGAATTGAAATTATCACCTATAGATAGATATTCAAAAATAATGAATAACTATGATAATACTTATGATTTGATTAAGCTTTCACCAGCTATAACTCCACTTACTTTAACAAAGCGCTTACTATATCAATTCTATATTCAAGGTGCCAATTCTGTGTCATGTTATGCTAATGGAACATATTGGGAACAAGATACAAATGAAGCTATAGATGATGCTGATGCTCTTGAAAAGAAATATTACTTTTCTAAAAATTTAAGTATACAGGAATTCCTTATTACTGAAGAAATGAGTTCGAAATATGCTGGAACTTATTCACATGTACCTGGAACTCCACCTACTACTTGGGTCAACCAAACTAATGGTGATGGACACATAAAGATGATAGGTATATCTGACTTATCACAAGTAGCAAGCGGCCAAGGTGACGTAACTTTTAGATGGTTTGGCACAGGAGAAGTAGTTGACCCGCATGCGACAAGTGGCTTAAAAGATGAATGGAAATTCGTGTTAAAAATATATGATGATACAACATTTGGAAGTCTAGGAGTAGCATTTTCGCAGTGCATATTTGTTATGCCAGATTGGAGCGTAAATTCTGATAATGCACACATGGGTAGTGCTGGAGAATATAAATTTAGTATACGTAACAGTGCTACAGACGTTACAGTATTTAGCCTTGATGTTATAAATTACACTATTTGGGGCCGTATACTAGCAGATGTTGACACAGCTGTAGAGCCATCGTCTGGACAAACGAAAACATTATATGATTTGCCAAAAGATGATTTTGTATCTGAAAGAGTCAATTATAGAAAATGTATAGGCTTAATAGGACTGCAAGTAAAACAGACAGCCTATACTGTTACCCATCCTACTAAGTATGGTAGAAATGACTATGGAAAGTATTTTACTAATAATTTTGTAAATGCTACTACAAAAACTTCGCATATGCCAATTCCTATAAGTAGAAGTTCATGGGCTAATACGTCTATATGGGCAATTATACCAGATGAGTGGTCTTCATTTGAAAGTCAGTTTAGAACGCAATTTACTTTAAAAGATGCATTTTCTTTGACTGATACGATAAAAGCGTTATTACATAAAATAGACCCACTGGTAAAATTTGAAGCAACAGCTGAGTACAGTAGATTCTTTTATGAAGGAGATACATCAACTCCTATTATACCTTTTGATGGCTCTAGAATTGGGTATGTTCCATTTATAGCTCCAAAATCTAATGTATTAAAAGGCAATTATGACCAAGCTGCACAAAAAGCAGAAATAACATTTGAACAACTAATGAATATGTTGAGAGACTGTTTTAGATGTTATTGGTACATAGATGACAACAATAGATTAAGAATTGAGCATGTATCATATTTTATGAAAGGTTTATCGTATACAAGTCCTAGTTTACAATTTGACTTAACTAAAAAATATGATAAGTTTAATAAGAAAACAGTTCTGTATGCTCAAGAAGCAACTAGCTACAGTAAAGAAGATTTAAATTCAAGATATGAATTTAGCTGGATGGATGATTCTACTGATACCTTTGAAGATATGGAAATAGATGTTAAATCATTATATATTCAGTCAGATAAAACAGAAGAAATTAATTCAGAAGTGTTCTCTACTGATATTGATTTGATGTTGTATGCTCCTGATAAATTTTCTGAAGATGGCTTTGCTCTTATGATGGCAGATAAAAATACAGGACGAGTTCCTATTGCTGCTGTTTCTGGTTTAAGAGATGACGAATACATTTATACATACAGTGCTACACCACAAAACTATTTATGCTCATGGCTATATCTTGCAAGGTATTATATGCTAGATATGCCTGCATATCGTATAGAATACACTAGAGCACCATCAGCCGATGCTTATAGAGTAACTGGCATAAAGCAATGTATGCAACAAAATATAGAATTCCAAACTGATGAAAAAATAGACTTGAATAAAGCTATTAAAACATCAATTGGAACAGGAATCATTGATTCTGCTTCAGTTAACATTAATACAGGATTGATAAATGCAACTTTGGTTTTCAGTCCTAAATAAAAACAAGGTTAAAAATGTATAAAAAATATTATAAAATTTTTGTATTTAAAAATTAATATGTATATTTGCGATATGCAATTTAAAAGACAAATCCAATAGTAAAAAGCAATATGGCAAATCCGATATGCATATCACCGTTGAAGTTCTATGACAACTTCCATAAGCAAAACCGCTATCGCAGTTTTGCTTATGGCCATGTTGCTCCACTTATCACAAATCCGAATGTAGTTTCACCATTTCAGTTAATAGTATCTGGAAATGTTTCAGAAGTATACGTAAGAAGTGCTGATACTAATAAAAGAGTAACTGGTAACGTAGTTGAAAGGTTCAAAGACGCTGGCCTAAGAAACGTATCAAAGAATGGCTATAATATATTGCTATTTTTAGGTATATTTCCACTTTCAGGCGTTATTGATTATGAGGGCCAATATTGGCTAGAGATACATTCTGGTGGATGGTACTATTCAGAAGTATTTTGTTTTGATAACAATATAGATGATTGTCTTAAAGTAGAATACTGGAACCCAGAAGGTGATTTTGCCCTTAAAAATGGCATAATAGTATTAGGCAGTGAGAATTTTCATTTTATTCTTTTGCTTAAATCTGAATTGGGCAAACCGGAATATTCATTTGAAGAAGAAGCTACAAAGAGATTAGGCTATTCATTTATTGAAAGTCAAGTTTCTAAGAAAACATATAAGTTCAATACAGTTATTCCTGAATATCTCTGTGATGCTATGAGAATAATTCGTCTCTGCAGTCAGAAAAAGATAACTTGTAAAGGTGAAACTTATGATGCTATAACTTTTAATATGGAAGTTGATTGGCAGGAACAAGGAGATTTAGCTTCAGTAACTTGTGAATTTGATGTGGATAATATAATCACTAATCTTGGTGGCTTCAAGCATGAAGGCGTTGGAGGTGATTTCAACAACGATTATAACAATGACTATGATATTGAATAAAATGTTGCAACATAGAGAGTTAAAAACTTAATTGTTTAATTTAAAATTTGTAGATTATGGCTGATACAATCGAAAAGATTTATTGCACAGATGGTCGCGATAATGATTTAGCAGCGATTTTGGCCACTACTAAGAACAATGACCCAGCAACCATGATGGCTGCTATGGGAGGTGGTATGAACAACTGGATGAACAATCCTTTTGTTTACCTAGTTTGGATGATGTTTGCTAATCGTATGTGGGGAGGTGAGCAGAATTGTAATCCTGCTATTCAGACTCAGATTGATTCTCTTCGCAATCAGATAGCTGACAATCAGAACAGTAACTTGCTTATGGATGCAGTTCATGGTAATACAGCAGCTATCACTCAGCTTGCTGGTAACTTGAATTGTGACTTTAATGCACTCAATGGAGCAATTTGTGACGTTCGCGGAGGTGTAGACCGACTTAGCGGTCAGGTAGGCTTCTCTGCAGAGCGCGTAATCAACTCAGTATCTCAGGGCAATTTGCAGATGATTCAGGCTCTTAAGGATTGCTGCTGCCAGACTCAGCAGAACATCACTAAGATGGGTTACGAAAACCAGCTTGGCCAGAAGGACATCGTAAATGCTCTGCAGCAAGGTTTCGCTTATACAAATACTGGTTTAGAGCGAGGCTTCTCTAACGTTGGTTTCCAGATGTCTCAGATGGCATGTGACTTGAAGACCAATGAGAATGCTAATACTCAGCGTATCATTGATACAATGAATTGTCATTGGAACCAGGAACTTCAGATGAAGTACAATGATTCTCGTCTCGAATTGAGCCAGCGAGACCAGACACAGGCTATTGTAGCTGGTATTACTGCAGCAGTATCTCAGATTATTGCAGCAAGTAAGACACCTACTACAACTCCTTAATATTTAATTTTGGTAGCTAGGCATTTATGTGTCTAGCTACCAATCTTTGTCCCATCTAAAATGTAAAGCTATGCAGTTTAAAGATATTAAACAAGGTCAACCAGTTTTTATCCTAGATAAGTCTGAAATGGCCATTAATCAAGGAAAAGTTATAAATAACGTATACCACGTAGATAGTAACAACAGCTATGGTAGTGTGTTTACACAGCAGAGCAATACTATTTGCAGAGATGTTACTATTGAAATTGGCGGCAAATCTAGTGTATATGTTATTCCTGAATTGCTAGAAACTACTAAGGCAGGAAATATCGTTCTGTCTACTAGTTCAGAAGCTCTTATTAAAGAGGTTAATGCTATTTGCAATGATGCTAAAGAGAAACTTGCAAACAGAGATTATTACCAGATGGTAGTAGATAAAACTCCTGAATTGCTTGTTACTCTTAACCCTGCTCTTAAGAAAGAACAAGAAACTGAGACAAGGCTCAAAGCTGTTGAAGGTTCTGTTCAAGAAGTGAAAGACTTAGTTAAAACATTAGTTGAAAAGCTGTCATGAAAAAGATTAAATATATAGTTGTGTATTCATCAGATAATGAAGAGCACAAAATCGAAATTAAGGATAAGTTTTCAAGAACTGCTAATGCTATCATGAATGCACCAGGCTATCTTGAATATATCAAAAAGCATGGTTACCATTTTACTGACAAACTTGCAGATTATGCGAGCAAGAAAATGGTTAACACATCTGGTAGTGCTCATTCTTGGACTACAGAACAGTTAAGAAGTGTGCTTGGTCCGTTTACTCCAACACATAATGAGACTAGTGGAGATATGGCATATACTGCTAATATGGCTTATGCTGATTTCTATCCAGCAGTTCTTGATACTGTAGATAAGTGCGTAACTTATGCTAAGTTAGTAGCCTCAGACCCTGATGGCTATGAAGGTATGGAATTTATGAGATGGACCAGTGATGCTATTGGTAAATCATTAACATTAAACTGGGAGGACTTTATCTAATGGCAAGAACATTTGAATTTGAACAGATTAGGCTGATTATTATTTCTGCTTTTAGCTCTTTGCTGGCGATATTAACGCCAACAGAGGGCTTTGTGGTAGCTCTCATTATTGGCTTTGGATTTAATATCTTCTGTGGAATGAGGGCTGATGGCATATCTATAACAAGATGTAAAAATTTCTCATGGAATAAAGCACAGAAAGCTATATTTGAATTGGCAATATATTTCACAATCATATATGTTATCTATAGTATAGTGTATGCTTGTGGAGATAAAAAAGAAGCAATATTCGCAGCTAAGATTTTAACGTACATATTTGACTATGCTTATATCTGCAATGGTTTTAAAAACCTTATCATAGCATATCCAAAGAATGTTATTTTCAGAGTGATTTATCACTTAATAAGATTTGAAATTATGAAAGCTTTGCCAGGTTACTGGAAGCCTATTATAGATAGATTAAATAATGAGTTTGATAAACAAGATAATAAATCATTTGGAAACATGAAACGAGAAGAATGATTTTAAACAAAATATAAAGTTATGGACAAAATTCTCATATTGTTGCTCAGTTTATGGAGTAAAGGCTATACTCTTAATAGCCAAACTATATGGGATAGTATTAAATTAATGAAATTATGGCTTACGAAAATTTAAAAAACGCAATAAAGCAAACTATAAAGCAAAATGGCAATCAAGAGATTACTGGCCCTATTTTGCAAAGTACTTTGCTCAGCATGGCAGATAATATTCCTGAGATTGCACAAGAATTAGGTTCTGATGAAAATAAAGTGATGAGCCAGAAGGCTGTTAGTGATAAATTAAATAGCTTATCGGATAAGGTAGCCACCAAGGATGAGGAAGGCAATGTAGTAGAAACTCCATTCAGAGTAATCGAAAATGAGGAGTTTATCAAAGCTATTGTAGATTCAGATAATAAGGTTCTGTTTGGTTTCTACAGAGCAACTGGTAAGCCATATTATCCTCTTAATGAAATGTATCATGTCATTCAGAATGA